TCAGCTTCCATCTCATCAAGTTTATCTACCATACTCTCAAGAACATCATATTTATCTTCAGGGATTGAAACATAATGACTTTCAAAAAGGTCCTTCATTCCTGAAAGGAATGATTCGGTTATTTCTGATTTAATACCTTTTTCTACAGCAAGAGCATTTTCTTTGATCCATACATCGGAAACATATTCGAGGTATGCATCTACTCTTTCTGTTAATTCGGTTTTAATATTTTCTACTTCTTCTACAAGTGCAGATTCATAGTGCGCTTGTAGCTGTTCTTTGATTTCAACAGCTTTTGATCTAATTGCCGCCTCAAAAATGGTTCTTGCCTTCTGTTCGAATTCTTCAGAAAGACCTTCTCCTTCAAGAAGAGCATTCACATCATCTTCGATGTTGTATGATTCTTCCTCATACTCAACAGCTTCATCTTCAGATTCATCTTCATCAAAAGACTCGTCATCGTCATCATACTCATCATCGTCACCAGCTTCTTCGCATTTCACATCATCTTCATCGTCTTCATCGTCTTCATCCTTGTCATGAGATTTCTTAGACTTTTTAGCTTTCTTGGTATCCTCATCTTCGGATTCTACTTCTTCTTTCACTGCATTTCTGGTAACTATATCTTTCACTTGTGAAAGATTAGCTGCAGGGTCTTTGATTTTTGCAGAATCGTCATCTGGACGATAATTTTCTGGTGTTGGTCCTCCTAAATCTTCCCAGTAACCATTTTGTCCTGGGGGAAGGTTTCCTTTCAATTGTGGCATTGGTTCAGCAGGAGCTGCACCTTTAGTTACTACATTTTCCATTTCTTGTAAATTTTTTCCAACGGACATTTTAGATCTTTATTATAATCTACTATTATTTATAAATTCAAAATTTACACTGATTGTCAGAGTGAATTTATAAAGAGATCGAAGTGAAATAGCTTTCGGTCTTCGGTTAATTCTTTATTTTTTGAATCATTTTCAATGGATCTTTTAATAGATTCTACTATCCGTAGGTTATTAATAGAATCATAAACCCATTCTTTATCTTCCATTATTCCCTGCACGAATGCATCAGGAGCAGATGGATCTGCTACAATGTCTGCAGCTGTTGCTAGCATGAAGTCTTCACCCACTATTTTATGACCACCTGAAGTTTGCTTAAGTGATCCAACACCACGGGAAGATACTCCCAGAGTAACTCCTTCATCGATGAGTGATTTTGCTATTTTACCCATAGGGGTTTCTAGCAACTGAGCCTTTCCATAAAAGTTTCTTCCTTTTTGTTCTAGACAAATAATTTTGTGAGAAACTCTATCTAGGTTTACGGTTGGACCCATTGGGTGTCCCAACTCTCCAAGGGCTCTGCCTTTAGCTATAAAATTTTCGGTGTATCTATTTACTTCTTTCTTCAAAGTTTCGATAGGATACATTCTTCCGTTTCTATTGCAAATATCACCCTGCAAGAAAATACCCTCAATATACATTTTTTTGGGTTTTTCAGGGGATGCCTGTTCTACAATAAATTTTACTTTTTGTGCTTCTTCTGTAATTAGTTTCATTTTACTTAATTTATTACTCTGTTACTAAGATTACAACTTCACAAATATTAACTTCTGTGTTATTTCTATTACCTAAAGTAGAAACTCTAACTGTTTTTGAAAGACATGCTCCAGGATTCACTACAACATTTGTTACAGATGAACTATTATAATTTAAAATCACCGCATTTGTCGAAACTGAACTTATAGATGCATAAGTGTTAATTCCAACAGGTGAACACCCTTCAATGCTAACAAAATCTCCAACCTCGAAATAATTTCCATTACTTTTACCAAAGTCAACAGTAGTGGTAGTACCAGTGGTTATACCAGCTATTGCTTGCTTCTTCAAAGTTTCTTTAATAATTTCGTTTGAATATGGAGGAATATGAAAAGAATCTGGTGTTGCAACGGGATTAGTTCCGATAGCGACATGTACTCCATTATTTTCAGTAGAAAGTCTTAGGTAACCGCTTTTTAGGGCAATTGGACGACTTGTAGTCGCATAGCCAGTAAGAGCGGAGACAACACCAACATTTTGTACTATTTTAACTGCCATCAGCCTTCCTCGTCCTCATTAGAATCTTGCTCATCATCTTCATCAGACTCTTCTGATTCATTTGAATCATCTTCAGTTTCGTCTTCTTCATCTGTTTCTCCAAATAAAGAATTAGCAACATAAGGTTTTACTGCCTCAATCTTTTCGATTGCTTTTGTGTGCAATGCATTCTTGATTTCTTTTGTAATAGAAGCAGGTGAACTATTAGTTGCGATTAAATCTACAATACTATCCATAAAAATTTAATAATGTTATATGTTTATTTATATATCTCCACCTTTAGGCTTTGGTGGAGGTGGAAGTTCCATAGGTTGTTCTATAGGATTACCATTTTCATCAACAGTTGGAGCTGGTTCGGTGTTAATAGGATTACCATTTTCATCAACTTCCTGATTAGGATCAGGTAAAATTCCTTTCTTAATTTCATCTTCAATTTGAGCATCGATTTCGATGATTTCAGAATCGGTCTGACGAAGAATTTTCTTTCTAATGTATTCAACGGAATAATATTTTCCAACAAAAGGTTCTATTATTGTTGCAACATTAATTCTCTCTTGAAGTAACTCAGATTCTTTAAGTTCTGCAAAATGGTTATCATAAAGGAAATCATATTGAATATGATCTTCCATTTCTTTCCAATCTTCAGGAGTAATTATATTTTTTAATATTAACTGTGAACGTAATATGTCATTAAATAATGTTGAAAATCTCTTTCTTAGTCTACCCACAAATTTAGAGAACTTTAATTCATCTCTTTGAATTTCTGCACTCTTACCCAAATTAAATCCCTCGCTATTTCCAGCAATTCTAGAAGGAGGTACACCTAGAGAACGATATAATTTGCTTTGGAAATAATTTACGTCGGTTAATTCACCAAGATTTTGACCACCTGGAAGAGTGGTAATTTCGGTTCCTCTTCCACCTTCTCTTCTAGGAAGCCAAAAATCTTCCATCATACTCATATATTTCTTGTCGTCTCTTATTTCTCCAGTAGATGCATCATAAACTAATTTATTTCTATAACGACTCATCACCTCTTTTAGGTATTGCTCTGCCTTGACTTTTGGTAAATTTCCAACATCAATATAGAATATTCTTCTTTCTGGGGCTCTTGATAATCTATAAATTACCAAGGAGTCCTCAATCATTCTTAATTGATTGAGAGATTTAATTGCAGTATGCAAATATGATAGTGTAGTACCTCGATTTATATCAAAAAATCCAGAGGTACAATATGCAACAGAGTCTTTTGTTATTTTAATAGGTTTTTTATTTTGACCAAAGCCCCCAGGAATCCCACTAGACAACGGAGTACTATAATGAGGATTTGGAGTATAAACAAAATATTCTTCTATTTCAGGGAAGCCATATCCATTAAAATCTTCGTCTTTTTTATTTGATAAAATTTTATTATTTCCTTTCTTTTTTTCTTGTCTAATTTGTTTAATTTTCATGGGATCAACAAATCTAAGTTCTTGAATTCCCTTGGATGATTGCTTTGGATCTATTACTTTTAAATAGTAAATTCTTCCATCAACATACCAATTTCTAAAAATTTCATGACACTTTTTATCAAAGTCCATCATTTCTTTGATGCCTTTGAATTCTTCTCTTATAATTTGTTTTAACTTATTGCTAGCATTTAAATTGCTTAATTCAATCTCTACTGGAGAATCATATAGATCGCTAACAATAGCTTCATTTACAATATCTTCAACAGCTTCTCTGCACTCTGGATGGAGTGACATTTCTCTGTATCTTCTAATTAAATCATTTTCAGTTCTATAGACACCTTCTAGATCTACAGTCTGACTGTAAAAACTGCTTTGTACATAATAGTCTGCCCCGTCCTCATTATTCTGAGGAACGGGGGAGACTAATGATTTAGATTTATTTTCTTCTTTGAACTGAAATCCAAAAAATCTTGCCATATTATAATGTTACTTCTGTAGTATATATTTAGTTTATATCCTCGCCTCCAGCAGATGAAGAATCACCTTTAATTGCTTCCCACCATAGGAATTGTAATTCTACACTGAATTCTTCAATAGCACCTTGATCAGAAGATAGAGGGATTGGAGCAAGATTAGTAGGGAACGCATCATACATGTGATATGTTCTCAAAATCGATCCATCACGATCTAACTGGTGAACAAATGCATCTGATTGATAATCTGCTGGGTTTGTTAAACCAGTTGCATCAGATACTTTACTCAAAGCATTCTGCCATTTTTCAAAAGCAGAACGAATAGAGAAGTCCACATCATTGATAACAGTGATGGTCCAACTTTCAAAAGTTCTATCGCTAGCAACTTTTAAGTTTCTTCCTCTAAAACCAACATCGATGTAGCTAATTGTAGAAGCAGGAATCGCCGCAGCTTTTACTAAGAATCTAGATTTTTCTACAACGGTATCCTTTCCTTCAATAGCAATAGCGGAAGGAAAGCTAAGAACCACTTCGAATAAATTAGATCTTGTACCACCACCAGTTAAAATATTTTTAAAATTACTGATGGTTTTCAACCCAACTGGGTTTATTTGGTTTCTTGTAGCCATTTTTTAATACCTCTATATTAGAATGTTCCGATGATTTCTTCAAAGTTCACGCCAGTCTTAGTTGCAATAAAGGTTAGACCCACGAAATTAACAGACTTTGCTGGTTTAATGTAAATGTCTGCAACAAATTCATTGTTGTCAATAACAGATGCAGTATTATTACTTTCGTCACAAACTACGATATAATCATAAATTCCACGTTTGGATTGAACGTCTCTAAGGAAAGGTTCTACTGAGTTAACAAAATTAGTTCTTGTCAATTCATCGTTAAATTGGAACAATACATCTTCTGCAGCTCCGGCGATAGCAGTTTTAAGGTAGATAAACAATCTACGAACATTAATTCTATCAAATGCAGATGCTCTTCCAAGTGCGGTCTTGTCACCATATAGAATGATGCCTGCTCCTGGGGAGAAGATAACTGGGTTAATTCTGTTAGAATAAAGTTGATCTCTCTGAGCCTTGGTTGGATTATATGCCAACTTAACTGCGTTCAATATAGAACCTCTCAATGTACCTGCAGGAGAATACCATGGGAAGTTGTTAATATCATTTCTAGCGCATAATCCAGCAAGATCTCCATTTAGAGGAACATATCTGAAACTATCGCTAAATCTGTCATAGGTATATTTGTATCCACTATCAAATATACCATAAGAGGATGATGTGATAGGAGAATAGAACTCAATGAGTTTTTGAGTAATTTCATTAGGCTTTTTAACTGTCACACCTTTATTATCATTGGTTGCAGTTAATAATGCTTCTTTATATGGAGAAATGAATGCCAAGGAATCTTTTCTCAATTCAGCAATTGAAATAAGTTTATTTGCAAGTGCCTGGGCAACTTCTTTTTGGTTTGAAGAAGACCATGCTGAGGATCCCATTAAAAGGAAATCAACAGTGTAGTTTTCAGTATTTTCAAATTGCTCATATGCTTCTGCTACATTAGATAGGGTAGTCTTTAAACTTCCAGCAGAATTTATGGTTTCATTTCCATCATAGTTTTTACCACCACCTAGAGCATAAGTTTTTGATCCGATGCATTCATAACTTATGCCATTTGCAGCAACATCCCAACTTCCAGTATTAGTTAAGTTGTACAAAGATGAGAATCCAGTTGTTACTACACCAACAGGCTCACTTCCTCCAAAAATGTAAGAAGAATTGTCTGCAAGATATTTTCTCCAGTTTGATGAACTTCCAGAAGAGAAAGTTGCATCTTTTGCCTTTGAAAGGTTGGTATGCTTCTCAAGAATTGTTAAAGCATTTCCGGTAATATTACCAGTTCCATCAATGACTACTACATGAACTTCATCAAATCTAGAACTTCTAGCATTAGCATATGAAGTTGTTTGAGGTCTTTGAACTAACTCGTTCCAGTTTATTGTAGTAGTGGTCACTCCAGTTGTTATTTGAATTTTTTGAGCATCGAACCAGTCTATAGCCGCACTAACAGATGTAGTTGCAACTCCTGCATTGGTATTCAATGAAGGGTTGATTGAAATAGTGCCACTATTGAACTTATAAACTCCTCCTGGCTGATAGTCTACTGAAACTTCACCTGAAGAATTTACGAAAGATAAAATCTTTACTTCAAGATTTTTGTTTGTGCCTTCTGTAGTTACTCCAGTTATAATTCCCTTATAATAACCAGAAAGCATACTAGTTGTTCCAACACCAGCAACAAGGGTATTAACTGCCTGAGTGATGCCAGCGCCAACCAAAGCAGTTACACCAGAACCGACAGTAATGATTTGATCTGATTTTGCGTCTATTAAAGCAACTACTAATCCGTTTGCCCAGGATCCTGGGTTTTTTGATGCTAAGGTTACGTTAGTTATAGTATTAATATCGTATCCTTTGTTATAAAAATCTTCTGTACTATTGATTTTAATGCTGGATGCAGTACCTACAAAGGAATTCTTTAAATTATCTCCATCTGCTCTTACAATACGAAGACCACCACCATATGAAAGGTAGGATGACGCTACATACCAGCTTTCATATTGATCGTCTACACTACTTGGCTTACCAAAATTATTTAATAGATCATTTTCATTCTCTACAAATATAGGAGTTCCTACAGGACCTTTTTCAAAGGTAGAAACTAATGCACCAATTTTATTCGCAGAAGGAGTTGCTCTAGCTAGAGTTAAATCAACTTCCTTTATTACATAGCCAGGAGATGCTAAATTTAATGGCATCTTTTACTCTCCTACTAATCCAAAATTATCTAAAACTATTTATAAATCCCACTTATTACAAATAATCCCACATATAACTTCTATCACCATATTCATCTGTGAACCACATATCGCCATCTTGATCCACAGTTGGCTCTAGATCTTCTAAACCAGTTATAATAAATCCAAACGGGGACATATCCTGATCAATTTGATTCTTCTGCTCTTCATATATTCTTTTTCGAATATCATTGTCGGTCATTTCTTTGAAATAATCCTGAGCAACAAGCCATGCAAATATAACAAGACACATCACTAGATCATCATTACAACCTTCTTCTGCTTCAAATGAATTATGTTTTTGAATAAAGGTAGTTAGTTCAGATATAATTTCGTAGTCTTTTAAAAGTAATTTATCATCTTCTATTAAGAGTCTTAAATTAGAACAGCCTAATTTTTTAACTGCAGCGGTCATTCTAACTCCCAATTGAGACTTTTTACCGCTGAATCCAGTACCGACTATTTGTCCTGCGCGTCCGCGCATGGCGCACATCAAAATGTTGTCGTATTCCAAATCAAAGTGCAATATATTAGCTACCTGTTCTCCAATATCATTTACCTCAGCAAGAATCCATGCATTATTATATGCTTTTGCAACCTGCTCTATGATACTTGGAAATAGCATAGGTTTTATTTCATTATTATGATATTTCCCTACTATTTTATACGGGAAATTTGTTATATCAAATACAACAAATGCGGAGTAATCATTACCAATACCCCTGGCAACGTCTACCGTCATTAAATAATTGTTTTCTTCTACAGGATCTTCATATATGTCTAATCCTTTATTTCTCTTTAAAGGATCATCATATACTAATGTTCTAAGTTTAGATGCATTTATTAAGGTATCTACAGAACCTAAAAATTCACAATTGTGAGAAATTAATTCATTAGAATAATAAAGATTTCCGTCTTCAACATCAAGTAAATCATATAGATATATTTCTTCTTCTACTATTTCATTATATATTATTCGCTTTCCTTGTAAAAAGTCGCCCACCTTAAGAGAACATGCTTTAATTTTTTCCTCTCCAAAAGAATGATTATCGGAGCATTTTATTTCAGATCCATCTTCAAAAATTATCCAATGATAGAAAGGTTTATAAATTTTTTGTATGCCAGAAAAATCTTTAAATCCACTTGGAGTTTTTACTTTTATTTTACTATTAAGTTTAAACATTTTTCCAACACTCATTTAGTATAAAAATTATATTCTATCATATAGAGATTTGATAGAAACTTTTTGTATAAATCCGCTCTCATCCTGGATCTCTATTAATGTATCTCCACTAAGACATTCAAATTCTACCTTGAACTGTTGTTCACTGGTGTTTGCAATGGTTTGTTCTTTCCATTTTTGATCTCTACCAGGAACCTCAGACCAATGCACATCTGTAGGAACATATTCGTTTTTATTTCTTTCAGCATCATGCCACATGCGGTAAAAATGATTCATACCGCGAGGAGTTGAAACTATAATAACTTTAGTATTTTTACCAGAGCTGATAGTTGGATATACTGATGCAAAAAATTGTTCTGCAATATGATTCGGAATGAATGCAAATTCGTCCAAGAAAATTACATTATATGAACCACCTCTAATAGCAGATGCTGAGGTAGATGACGCGATTATTTTAGATCCGTTCTCTAATTCTAATGATTGTTTATTCCAAGACAATATACCTTGTTGCATCCACTTTGGCAAATTTTCGTATGCCAATTGAAGTCGTCCGAAAAGCTCTTTGGCGGCGGAAGCCTTGTGTGCCAAAATTGCTATATTTGTACTGGAATTAAATAGTGCATAATGAAGAAGATAAGATACTACAGTTGTTGAATTGTGTGTAGGAATGAAAGTTTTACCACATAAAAATAAATGATCTTCACTATCAACTTGAATGCAAGAAACAGGAACGCTATCACACTTTTCTATTTTATGAATATAATGTCTATCGTCTTGCACTCTAGAAGATTTATTAACATCGCAAGAAGAAACTTTTCTTGGGAGATTAAAAACTTTCTCTTTTGTTGTAAATGATACTGTATGATAATAATTATCTTTTATTTTTTTATTTCTTATATTTGATTTTATTCCTAAACTTGACAATAATTCTACAAATTGTAATATAAGCTCATAATTTTTTTGATAAAACTCATAAGATCTTGTATTTTTTCTTACATAGCCATCGGTGTCCATCAATCCACGAAGAAGTTCCATCCTATCTTCAATTGATGATCTTAAATAAGTTATAGGAATGTGCTTATTCTTCAATAAATTAAGTGATTTTAATTTTGAATGCAAATCTGAGACCTTAAATCTAATACAGTTACCAGAAGCTCTCTCGTACTCTACATTTATTTTCGTTTTGTAAAAATCAAAGTCATTTTTATGTGCTATGATTTTTCCATCAGCGGAGTACCCATCACCAAGCCAAACCCCAAGAAGATACGGATCAATCTCTAGATCGTTTTTTTCGAACTTGACAGCTTTTGATTTGTTAATGTATAAAGATCCATTAACACCACAACCTCTTTTGTTACTTGATTTTGTTTTGTATATATTGTAAATATCTTTAGAAGTTATGACTTTTTTCCCGGTTCTCCAATAAGAGCTGTTAACTTCCCACAAATGATCGACATCAGCAACTATTTCTTCACCATTATCAAAGTATATTTTATAGCAATCATGATTATGCATTACTTCAGTTTTCATAGTAACTGAAACACTATTTCCAGAGGGGGAAAGAATAATATCTCCAACCTTTAAGTCGCCCATGGTAGTCCAACCATTAGGTGTTGGAATCGGAGTATCAAGTGCTAAAGCTTTCCCCGTCTGACGAGGCATCTTACAAATATTGAATCTATTATTATGGAAATTTGTAATCAGCTTTTCCTGGAATGGATACATTTTAAAAGGTATCAATCCATCATCAAGAGAAACAATTTTGATATATTTTTTAGCAAAATATATCGGATTTTTTTGACACTTTAGGTATTCTTTAACGTGTTCTTCAGTATATTCAATAGGTATATTTGCCTTTTTTAAATTAGGGTTTGACAAATATGCATTTTTTTGAGTTAACTGAATATCTTTAATGTCCATAGTATTTTAATCAACAATTCCAGGCTCTAAGAGACTTATTAATACGGGAATCTGGATCTCTTGCAGTTTTTTTACTTGTAAGTTTCTTCTTCATTCCTTTCATTCGAGCACAAAAACTTTTTCTACGAGGATTTCCTACTTTTTTAGATGGTGCCTTTAAATCACTTCCAGGATTTTCTCTTTCATATGATTTACGACCCCTTTCATTTAATCCACCAGACTTACTCTTACCTTCAGATTTTTGCCATGCAGCAGAACTTGCTTCACTAATGAAATCTTCATAAGTCTTTGAATTATTTAATAACTGTTTATCTGCAGGAGTAGCGGTGCCCTTTACCATACCTGCATGTCTTTTTAATACTTCAAGTCTTTCTTTAGGTGGTAGACCTCTAAAATAATTTCCTCTAAGATATGCATCGGCTTTAGTTTGAGGATCTCTAATCATTTGTTCTTTTACTGGAACGCAATTAGGAACTTCTTTTTTACCTTTCTTCTTCATTCCATATTGCTTATATCCTTTCCAACATGCTTCTGATACAGGAAGTTTTGTTCTTTCCTCACCTTTCTTTTTTAATTTGTCTGCAGCTTCTTTTGCTTTTGGAAGCATCATACCTCCAATTGCAGCTCCAGTCGCAGGAACCAATATTTTTAACAATACACTTTCGTTGGTAGGATGTACTCTAGCAATACTAAATTTTTCATTAGGATCTTTATATTTGCTTTGATCCGGTGTTTTTTTCTTAGTTGTTAGAATACATGCAACTTGTTCATCGAATGAATTATACATTTAAATCTCGTTTAAATCTTCTATATTATTTAGAACTTCTTGTTTTAAAAGTTTAGATAGTTCTGAAGTTGATCCGAAGAAAACAGTATTGTTTGTAACAGATTTTGGGGAAGACCTATCTTCATCAATATCCTTAACTTTTTTCTGCAAGTCTGGAAGTTTATCACTAATATCCGCAATATTTTTTATACCTTGGAATAAAACTTCATATGAACGAGCCGGATTCTCACATCGGCTAGCTATTTCATATAAATCATCAATAGCATTTTTTCCTTTTTCTATTAAAGAATAAAGTTGACTTCTAACATAATTATAATCTTTTTCCACATCATCAGAAGTAACCTTAACAACTTCTGCCCCTATGGAATTAACCTTTTCTATACTTTTTTCTACTTGATCAGGCTCTATATTAAAAGCCTTATCTAAACTTTCAAATTCTCTTGACATGATTAAATATCCTTTTGTTGAATTGAACTATAATTTTTAGAATCATCAAAAACTTCCCAAATTTCTTTAAAACCATAGTCACTATTGGGTGTTGCATCTATTGGGTTGGGAACCAGAGTATATCTCATTTCTCTAGTAGCATTAAGTATATCGGTAGAAGAGTAAAAATCTATTAATACCTTTCTAATGATACTTGATGTTCCATCATCAATTGGACCATATAAATTAACCTTTGCGGTAAATTGCAAAGTCCAAATTATAGTACGTCTAGAATTAAAATCACTTTCATAATCATCATCTTTTACAACAGTGTCTAATGTTAAAGGAACATCTACTATCTCATTAATATTTTCAATATATCTAATCGACAATATTAATGTATCTTTAAAATAGGGCAAAATTTGCTCTAGTATTTGTAAACCATCATCATTAGTTTTTGTTATTATATTTAGTTCAAATCCTAAATTATAAGGAGCTGGAGACGATATTTTTTTCAATTTATCGTTTTCTAAAGCTCTGAAAGACTGTGTTATTGCAGCATTTCGTTCAGAATCATATGAAATATCATTCATTTCAAAGCTCATTCTAGGCAAGGTAATTTGCACTGGTTTATTTAAATCTTCCTGTTGCTCTAAACGGGCAAGAAATTTTTGTATAGAACCGTATGCCAAATCTACTTTAATATCACTTATTACATCGTCAGTTGCATTTTGATGTTTAATATGAATATTATTAAATAAAGTTCCAAATGCAATAACTGTTTTTCTTATAATTTCGTGATAAAAGTATTTGCCAAACATTATATTTCTCCGAAAGGATTTTTATCATTGAAGTCTATAACTACTATGTTATTTCCTTCTTCTTGTAAATCTTTGTTCTGATTATATTTATCGTTAGTAACATTATAATCAGTAAATTGATTAACTGCATAGATCGCAGATGATGCGGCACCAACGATCAATTCGCCTGGATAAAATTCTCCATTAATAACATAGACTTTTAAATACTTTGTATCTGCATCCCATCTTCTTACTCTTGCAGTGGTTCCTGATATACTTCCAGTAATTACCTCATTGTAGATATAATTGCCTTGACCAGCTATTAGAGAAGGATTTTGAACGGTAACGGTAACTGGTGAATTTATATTATACCCATTTCCTGCATTCTTAATTTTTACAGAACTCAATCTGTTATTTTGTATGCTAGAAACTAAAATTGATGTATTTCCTATGCCACCTGGGGAAGATACTGTTATTGTTGGAGTAGTTGTGTATCCATTTCCTTGATTTACAATGTTTACACTAACTATTCCATAAGTATTTTTTTCTATAGAACATTTTGCTACTGCGCCTATTCCCCCACTACCACCAACAAATGAAATTTGTGGTGGTTCTTGATACCCTCTTCCAGCATTGGTAATTAATACTTCCTTAACAGAATAAACATTATTGAAGCTTGTGGTTATTGCTACAGCAGACGCAGTTATTCCACCCAACGGAGCCTCTGTAAATACAACTTGAGGAGCAGAAATATAACCATAACCATCTTGTATTAAAGTGACTTCTTTAACATATCCAGTTCCTAAGTTTGGAGTTACAATTGCTGTAGTTCCAGATCCTATTAACCTTAATTCTGTTAAATAACCCACATCTTCCATCTTTTCGTCAACTTCTTCTATATTTGTATCAATAACTTCATCTTCATATTCGAATAATTCACAAGTTAGTTCATAATGGTAGAGTTTTCCTAATGGATAAAAAAGAGATTCGTGCTCTGTATTTTTTACTTCGAATAGTCTTTGTCCTAAAGGAAAATATATTAAATCTCCTTCTCTAGGTCTTGAGGATACTTCTATTTCATTAGGATCCATAGAAGATAAGAAGTTTCCGATAAAATCTTCAAATCTTTCTTTAGAAATTGCTAGAGTAACATCATCTTTTATAGATACACCAAACTTTGATAGAATATCTCCAGAACCACTATATCCATCATAATTTAATAAGAATGCTTCTATAGCAAAATTATCATCAAATCTTGAAGATTGTATTTCCTCTAATATAGTTTGTTTACGAACAAATTTTCTAGGAATGTAAAGAACATCTATTCCTCTTGATCTTATAAGTTCATTAGTTAAATCTTGTAAAAGACGTTGTTCTCCAGGCGATCCATGGAGAAAGAAGGGATTTAATGCCATTATCCAATAAAGTCGTAAGGTGGTAATTCGTGCTCTAACATCATTTCAGATTTTATTTTATCTAATTCTGTCACAGCATTTTCATATAATTCACTTCCATTATATTCGATTCCTCCTGGAAGTTTGACGCCTTTAAACTTACTAAACAAGTTTGTACCCCACTGTTTTTGCAACAATGCAGTTAAATAACGTTTCAAGAAACTATCATTATAAACTTTTGTGAAAGTATTAGGATCTAGTATTCTATAGCAATCTATAATGAAAATATTTCCAACAGTTTGAGAGCCCCAATCTATATCAAGGTACATCCTATTTTGTCTTTTATTGAATCTTATTTGTTTATCAGGAGTTAAAAGAAAACTAATATCTTCCAAATAAGTTTTAACCATAGCATAGTTTAAAAGTTCAATTGAATTAAAATAATATAAGTCATTTAAAAAGATTTGATATTTGATACTGAACATACCTCCAGATATTGTACTAGAGTCGAACTTCCAAATTTTTTCGATTCCTATTACGCTATCTGGAATTTGAATAAAATTAGAATTTTCAAAAAAACTAAAATTCTTAACCTGACCATTTATCGTTGTAGAAGCAGTGGTAGTTACTAAACCGACATTATTTTGTAAGGTTGCCTTACCTCTATTAATATCATCCTGAGTAACTGCATACTTTAAATACATTCTTTCAACACCATCAAAGTGTCTTTCTTGGAAGTATTGTAAAGCATCATCCACACAGTCATCTATTTGGTCATCATCCAAATTAATTTCTAAAATGGGTGCTCCAAGTTTTCTTAAACAATAATCTATTAGTTCTTGTCTGGAATTAGGTTTTGCCATTATCTATATCTTTTTTAATATTTATTCTGTGGGAGTAGTATTACTTTCTTTTAGTTGATTAGTTAAAGTTTCTATAAGTGATTCATAAAAAATAACTAAATTAGTCAACTCTGAAATTTTTTCTTGATATTTAGCTAACAAAACTTTAACATCAACCTCATTCATCAGTATTCTCCACAATCTATAACAGTATTTAACAGTGACAGTTCATTACTATCACATCCCAATACTTTAACTTCACCATCAGTACAAGGATTATTAAAGTATAAATCACTATATACGGTTACATAACTGCTGTTATCTCCAATTAAAGTATTTGTTAGTTGTAAATTTGTAGTATCCCACTTTACTAACTTGTTATTCTGTAAACTAGTATTATTTCTAAAGGAAATCTTCTCATTCTCAATAGTAATACCAGCACCCACCTTTACACTTACATATCCATTTTGCACAGAAAGACCATTTGGATTAAAAGCAGCAACTCCAAGTGTAGTTGTGGTGGCAGTAGCAACATATGCATTTATTACATTATTAAAATCATCATATGTTAAAGAGATGTTTGTTTGAATTCCTAGAGTTACAGTAGCACCTATAATATCTGTTATTCTTTCAGTTACTAGACCTACTACTCCATTTAAAACATAAAATTCTAGAGGATTATATGAGGCCACACCTTTAGTTGATGTAGTAGCATCATATATTGTTATTGTTACTTCAGATGAATTTCCGGTTGCCTCAAATCCATTTCCAACAAAATTTAATACATTAAATCCACCAGGAGAACCTATAATAACTCCTTCGTCTTTTATGGTTATTCCTGCTAAAACTGCACTGTTAGAGGACAATACCTTTACGGCATTTTGTTGTCCAACTCTTACCTTAATGTTAGACATTAACTGGTTACTCCTTCTCTAACTAAAGCAGATCCTTCTACGATTCTAGTCTTTTCCCCACTGAGAGAATCTTCCAAAACTACATCATAAAGATACCTACCACCTCTTAAACCTGAGGTGATAGATGACGCCAAACTAACTTGGACCTTTCCGTATATAGGATTACCTACTACTGCTGCATCAAAATTAACTGCAGTTTTGCTTTTATAATGTTTTCTTAGTTGAGATTTTACTATTTTATTTGTTAAATTTGTTGTTGAATTAGTAAGAACGTCTTCCAACTCAAAAATAGTTCTAAAATCTGCCCCACAGTTAATTATAATATTACTAACATAAACTGCCATTTTATCAACCTACAGATAAAATTATTTATCATCAAGCAATCTCAAAACCTTTTCCATCATATTTTTTAATTCTGAAACCTCATTTTTGAGATTTGCCATCTCCTGTTTTTGGTTCTTCATATTCCTAACTTGGGCCATATATCTGTTATATTCTATATTATCACAATTAATTATGGCCCCTGATTTAGGATCTCTATAAAGATTTGAATGTCCTTCTACTGGTATCATGCTAATGCAATTGTTCTAAAGTCTTTGAATCTAGGAGAGTATGCCTCGTTAGTTCCACTAAAAACAACTTTTATAACAAACCCAACAAAAGGTTCTAAATTATCAGCGGTAAATTGATAATCTAAAAATTGATTTTCTAAACTCGAAGGCACTCTGGCATCTGGTCTTCCACTATTATTTGAATAATTTATTATTGTATCTCCAAATCCATCGCCGTCAGTATCATTCATGTTATCATAACCAGGGAACAATACATATGATGGTTCTACTTCACTAGAATCCGCCTTATATAGTTTATAAAGAACTCTAAAATCTGCTGAAGAATGTCTATAAGCACTCATTAACACTTTTAAAGAAGTAGCTGGTTGCTGTAAGGCAACTTTATTTGTTATATAAATTGCGGCATGGGGATCATTTGTAGCAGAATTTACTCTGCCATCCTTAGTGTAATCTTTTATAGGATTATTTAATCTACTTCTTTCAAATATCACCGTTCCATTTTGTAAATCTATTACTGGTGAAAGATTACTATCAGCAGATGATAAAGTTAGACCTAAGGTAAATGATTTTTTACTTGGAAGTGCAGTTAATCTAGCTAGTTCATTTCTTTCGGAACAAACGATTCTAGTTGAAGATAGTTTATTTGAATTATTTAATTGTACAGACTCAAATCCAACATCTACGAATGAGGTTTCATTTCCACCAGCACTAGTTCCAGTAACACTTCTTATTTGGGATCTTATTGTTGTAGTTTCTCCAGGAGTCAATATATTAAACTGTGGAGTCACAGTATCATACTGAACATTTCTACTTGCAGAGACATTTTCTCCACCCAAAGAACGTTCTTCAGTGAAGTTTAATAAGGTAGCCCCAGTTCTATCATTTCTAGTAATCTTTAAATGATAATTATCAATACCTCTCAAAGATTTTAGGAAAGTATCAGAAGGTAATGTATGAACACTATTAATTCTTCTCAAAGAAACTCCACTTAGTTCATATTTTTGAACTATTGACCCTGCTGGATGAGTTCTCTTAACACTACCATCAACACCTCTACCCAAAACACCAGTTAGTGTTCCGATATTTATTGTATTGGAATTAATAGAATCATAATAAATTATCTCATTATTAATCTTTAAGAATCCAATAGAGTTTGCAAGTCCTTCAAAGGTAGAGAATCCACCAGCAGCTGCATCCTGAACTAAAATAGTATTAGCATTTATTGATAATTCTTGTGCCAAGATAGTATGTGGAGTGTTTGGTTCAACTCCTTTTATCTCAACTGTATTAGTATCAGATTGCATTCCATGATTATAGTGAGTAACTTCTATTATATTTCCCTCATATAGATCTGATAATGCCACGGTTTCACTTCTAGTATTAACACTGGAAGTTACATAACTAGCACCATCAAGATAAAATACTTCTTCAAGATTTCCAAAACTATCTCCGGTTAAACTAGTTGCAAAAATTGTATCTAGTTGAACAACCCCTGAAACCGTTACTGTTGCATTTTTACCAACATTGCCCACAGAGGATGTGGTTATTCCGAGAATATCTCCGTTAGAGTAACCATTACCTGCTTTGGATATTACTACATTAGTTACTTTTCCATTAGAAGTTGTAACAGTAGCCTGCGCCCCAGAACCATTTCCAGTGATACTATACAATGGAACATTTGAAAATGGAGATCCAGTAGAAGTATATCCTTCTCCTGAATTAAACATTGTTAAAGAAGTGCTACTTGGGATAGGTCCTCCAGTTCTTTCAACATAACCAAAAACATCTGTTCCTGAAACATTTGTTTTAAGTTTTCTGCCGGTAGAAAACACCGAACTACTGGTGGTGTTTATTCCAACAATACCCTTTCTAGGATAAACTTTGATAGGATTGGTGACTAAATCGGTTAATATTCCTTCATCCGCTCTTAGTGGAGGATTATAGAAATACACAGTACCAGAGGTTGAAGTAAATTGAGCCTTATATAGAACAAATGTCAAGTCTTCGTATTGAGATGGTGTCCAAATTGTTCCATTCTGAGACTTAAATAGACTTCCTCCCAAATACTGTTTGCTATAAATTACACTTTCAGCATCTGGTAGATTTTGTGTATTTACGGTTCTTTCTCCACTTCTTGCACACCAAACTTCATAATTATTAGTAGATGGTGCTAGTAGTACCACTGCATATTCATTATTTGGTGGTAAGTAAATTGGCGAAGGGAATGTAACTCTGGTTACAATAGATGCATCAGACGATACATTTATTTGTGAGGGTTCTAATTGAACTCTAGCAAAATCCTGAATAAGTAAATTAGTTGGAGTGCCCAATTCTACAGTTCTTATTTCAACTGTTAATTTTTCTGTAGCGTCTTTTGAAGCAAAAAATATGTCTAATGATGTTAAATATGCTCCGTTTTCATCTACAGTGAAAGATTGTGCAACAGGATCTACTCTGCGTGCCCTTCTTCTTCGTTCATCATCGTTTTGATTTTGACGAGGAGGAATTACAGGTGGAGGTGGTCTTCTAACAACTACGTTAGTAGAAGTATAAGTATCTACTATACCACTAGCCGAATATGTTGTTTCTGCACTACTTATAGACAAACTACCAGGAGTGTTTGCTTGATTTGTTGAACTAGAAGATAGTTTAAAGGTTTTTGTTCCTAAAGTAAATCTAATTGGTGGTGGTGGAGAAGTAAATGGATTTCTAATAAAGAATGATCCCTGAACATCGCCATAAACATCAGTTACTAGTTTTGTATCAGTAACAGTTGCCTGGGCATTTGATTCTAATCCAACTAAAAATACACCTAAAGACACATATCCGAAGAATCTACCATTAACCTCTTCAGCCAAAGAGTTTGTATCTATATTGATGATGGTTGAAGAAGCTCCATATTCACTAGGAATAGTGAAATTTCTATCATATGGATTTAAAGAATATGTGAAAGATGGTGATAATATATTTCCAGATTTATGATTTGGCTTACAAGTTCTAAATCTAATCACTCTTTGGCCATTAATATATCCATCTACAGTTTCACCGGACTTAAATGTTCCAGAAAGCATGGAAATTTCCAACAACTTAGGAATAATATCCACATTTGAAACATTATCAAAGAAAGGATAGTAACGTGTAAGAGGTTTTAAGCTTGTTGCATTAAAAAGTACGTTTCTAGATCTTATGTGGCTATCTGCCTCACTAGAAATCTTTACATTTTCAACATAGGTTCTTTCAGAATCACCAGTTAAATTTCTTGTTCCTCCAGAAACAACTATAGTTCTAACCCAATTATCTGAAGCTGGGTTTAGAATTATATTTCCATCCCATTCTATGATATTGAATGGGTTTACATTAGTAACTCTAGTAGCTAATGGCTGTTTTATCCAAGATTTTTCATTATAATTTAATGTTACTAAATCTCCGGTTTTTCTTACATTAGAATCTAATAAAGAAAGATTAGATGAATAATCTGCAGTATCTGGATTTATGCTGGAATTTAAGGCCAATTGCGGCTTCAATGAATATATCTCTTTTGGACATACAAGCTCGGAATTTTCATTAATGTCAACTTTATTATCATTATCACTAGTGTTCATCAAGTTTGTATTTCTAAAATCATCAACAAAAAATCCAGACTTAAATCTATTCAATCTGTTCGCATCTTCTATTTGAAGAGCTTTAGTATCGATTTCCAATAGAGATAGAGAGGTCACTTCTTCTATATTAGAGATTCTATCTTCTAGTTTAGAAATATCTCTCATGGTGTATCTCTTGTTATCAACCAATGAAATATTAGCATCAGATGGTGAATACAAGTATGCAGGCAATGTTATGGTAGCCAAATCCATAGCCTCTTCTACATTTGTAGGTGGCTTTGGATTTTTAGAGGAAACACCTCTAACCACACTGATATTTCCTAATTTATCTAAAACAACTTTATCTATTCTTGGTAAGTAGTTTGAGTATCCTATTATAGAGCTTTCATTAGGTGCAACTACTAAAGTAGAATTTACTCCAGCTGTTCCAAAATCTCTATTTTGGAACGCAAAAGGAGAAGAGGTTATAGAAGTGAATTTTTTAACTCTTGGTCTAAAGTCTAAAATATCAGATGCATTAGATTCATCAACTTGTGGAATATATTTTCCATAAGAACTTGAAGGATATGAATTTACAGTATAAAGAACACCTTGATCATTTGTTGGAATACCAAAATAATCAAATACAACTAATATTCTTCTAGAAGGTATATAAGAATCATTTGTTCTAACTATTCTAGAAAAATCATAAAATTGAGATCTTTGTCCTTTATCTAGGCTATAATTTTTTGTTATATCTAGATATTCACCAACATTATACTCTAAAAGATTAGTTTCAATATTTGATTCTGCAAATTTTACAACCTCTCCTGCAACAAATTTATTGGTATTTAAGTAGCATATTTTAATAGCAGTAGAACTTCTTTCTACTATTTGTGCTACAGTACCACTTGATTGACCAGTGACAGTTTCTCCAATTATACTATTTGTATCTAAGTTTAATCCAGAAACAAATACTAGTTCATCTAAAGTAGGATCAGATTCTGTTAAAGATTCAAAAATTCCTACTATTTTTATAGCATCTGGAACATTTAAAGAAATCTCTCTATCTTCTAACCTTAGTCCGTAGAAGTTGTTTGTAGTAAGACCTCTTCCAGCTTCTGTCTTGCTTGTCTTAGAAACAATTAGTTTTTCACTTCTTAGACGGACTTTGTTCTTATTTTTTAGATTTATTTTTCTTAAAGTTGCAACTAAGGTGAAAGGAGAGGATACAGTCAAGTTTCTCAAGGTCAATTGAGAAGAGTCATTATTTAATTGGAACATATCGCTAGTTAAAGGCTCTACTGCTCCTGTATTAGAAATAACTGAATATCTTTCTGCATCAAATGCGGTGAAGAAAGTATCTGGAATACCAGTATCAACAATATTAATCGTTGATTCTCCGCTGCTATGTGTTCTATTTGTAACTTGAACAACAATATTAATATCAGAATTAGCTAAACTTACAGCAGAAATATTTTTTTCTGGTAAATTTGAATAAAGATATGATTTTTCTGGGTTTAAGATTTTAGGAGAACCAACTGTAAAGTTTTGTATGATACCTGAAGACGGAATTATACTGGAACAAACTCCAGGAACGCCAGGTATTGTTACCAACTTCATAGTCAATCCGTCACTAGACACAGATTCAACTCTATTAAAAATTTCTAAGTTCTGACTGCCTTGGTATCTTATAATAGCATCGCTTCTTATTCCAATAAAATTCTTACCAGGACATGTAGCAATACCTGCAGGAGAAATTAATAATTGATCAGTTGCACTGAAATTTTTAGGAAGATATTTGTATAAGAAAGTATCTGCAATAAAGTTTGTAGATAATCCTGAAACGACAGTACTCTGATATACTCTTTTTACGTCCTCGAAAGTATATTGCTTTACTTTGGCTACTGATCTAACAACATTAGTTGATTCATTTATACTGATTTGCTCCCCAGACAAGAAAGTTCCACTTACTTGTGTTAAAAGTATTGTTGAGCTGCTAGCATCAGTTATAACATACCCATATGCACCGCTACTAACTCCTTTAATATAAGAGGTTGCAGGGCATTGAGTAGAATTTAGTGCAGTGTTTAGAGTTAATTCTGTGTAGGTTTGAATATCAAAAAGAGATAATTCCCAAACAGATGCTTGATTTCTGTAAGTATCATCGCTTAAATTGAAAGAATATACTCTTGCCTTTCCTACTAAATTGGTATTAGCGCCTCTTGTAGAATATAAATCTACTACATTATCATCCTTATCAATACCAATTAAAGGAGTTCCTTGTACGTTATTAACTTTTATAACATTTCCCATTTGAAATGGAACTGCTGTAGCTGAAACTTCTTGAACATCTCTTGGTTTTTCTACATCTATTAAAGTAGTTCCAACTTTTTCAATATCATATCCTCTAACATAAGCTTTTCCTGGTGATACCTTAACACACATTAAGTTATCTGAAGGCGTATTGCCTTGTTCGGTTGTTTGATTGCTCAAATAAACCCCATTGCTTCCAATTAAATCATTTAAAGAATTTGCAACTTCTACTGTAAATTTATCTACTACATAATCTCCAGATTCTTCAAAAGTTCTTTTTGCAAAGTAATCTTTAACGATAGAATATTCTGATTTATTTTGCAGTTTTTTAACTTCACCATTTTCGATTCTTATTAACTCGATGAAATTTTTATCATCATAATCTGTTAATAATTTTTTATCAAGTTTAGTGTAAATTTTTAATCTATCAGCACCTGGAGCTGCATAGTTTTTAAATCCCTTAGCATTATCATAAAGAGAAGAATCGTCTTCAGACTTTACAATCTCTTCAATAATAGCTAATCCCACTCTGTAGGATACTAAATTAGTAAATGGATCTAAAACTAATTTATCATCATTAACATCAACAAAAGTTCCTCTTATAAAATAAACTCCATCAGAAATACCAACAGCAGCTCCAATGGAGGTTGCATTAAAACTTATCAATGATGCAAAAGATGAGCCGGATGTTATTGTGGTATTTCCATATGAAACATCTTCAAGAGAAATTAACAATTCGCCATCTTCAAATTGACTAATTTCATTTGAAGAATTTGAATTAAGATATTTTACATATAAGGTAAGATTGTCTAAATTGTTGATGTCTCCTGGAAGTTCGTATCCATCAACAATTGCTGTAATGTTTGAAGACTGTCCCTGAATTTTCTTGCCAACAAAATTATTAACGTAAACTGATACATCCAATCCTAGGTGATCTGGATTTAATTGCACCGCAAAGTAATCAGAATCATAAGTAACTCCCCCTGGAATCACCATAGACCCTTCTTTGAACATATGACTTCCGAAGGATTCTATTTGATTTTGAAGAATAGACTGTAGAGTTATTAATTCTCTAGTTTGAACAGGTTTTCCTGGATTAAATAATACTCTATAATAATTTTTTGATTTATCAAAATCATCATTGTATGGAGATACATTTAAATTGGTTTTTTGTGCCATTTTTTAAAATTCCAGGGTAATTTTAACGTCTTCTTTTTGTCTAATGTTTCTGGTTACTACAGGTCTATTTGAAATGTAAATAATTTCACCAGAGTTTTTATTTATCTCAGGATTAGAGATGCCTTCTGTAAAGTATGTTCCAAGGTCAATAATATTAGATGAAGAATCCAATACTTGTGATCCAGTAAAGTTTTCTATGGTTCCGGTAAATCCATTAGATCCTGTTATAGTTCCACCAGTTCTAATAAAATCTACAACTTTTGCACCAGTAGATACCAATCTATAGTCGGTTTCGTTATCATATTGAGAACTATCAAAGCACAAATTTCTATCTTTATAGTATTTTAGTACTCTTGTTTTTGGATCATAAGAAACTACATATCCCTTTGCAACTTGAGTAGAAGATATAGTTTGTGTTATTACATCTCCAGGATTTAGTGTTCTAAGGTCTGTTCCAGATATTGCGGCTATCTTTAAGGCTCTTACACCATTAAAGCTACTTCCACTAAAAATTCCAGTTTGACCATAAATGGTAGGATTTTTTATTATTCCAACTTGAGCAAAGGTTGTATTTTCTGGGAAGTCCCTTGTTGAATCATCAAATCTTGCATAAAGCAAAACTTTATCGGTTCCTAATTCATTGTATATGTCATAACCATGACCTTTTGATGGTGGAATTATAGGTATTAGTTGTGCATAGTTAGAACTGCCTGTAACTACTTCATTATAGGCACCTAAATCTACTACTCCATAAGTGTAATTTTTTCCACCAGAAGAAACGACGGCATTTGTTATATTGTTTCCATTTCCAGTAATCAATACCTTTCCGCCGGTTCCATCGCCCAATATATCTACTTCTACAGTGCCATCTAAGGTATAACCTTGTCCTTTTTTATTGATATAGATTTTTTTCAATTGATTTTCATTTAATGAAGAATCTCCATTTTTTCTAATAGCTTCTATTTGTGGGTCTGTAGAAGTAGACCAAGAATTAGGAACACAAATATATTCTGTAGAATCGAATTTTATAATATCGGAAGGAGATACAGTAAATAGATATTTCCAGATATATCCATCACCACTTTCTCCGGCTTTAGATACTTCTAAATCTGTAAATAATGGTTCGTCTAGAGAGGGATTTCCTTTTACATTGTCACCATTAGAGCCATTATCTATACAAACATAAACCGAATAGTTGCTATTAATTACATAATATGAAGCATCATATAGTCTATTAGAGTTTGTAACTGGAGATGGATTTGAAACACTGTAATCATGTCTGTACATTTCATAAACAGTGTTTACTGTCCATGGGCGCTTTTTTATAACTGGTCTAGCATTTACATATGTTATCTTTTTACCACAAATGATTCCATCTTTGGTATGATTGAGATAATTGATATTATCAACCGGCTCATCAGGAGAAGTGTCCCAATTGCTATTTCTACCAAATCCTAAAGATGGTGTAGTTGGATTTGGTAAACTCAAGAAAATATAATATGAATTTTGATCATTATTAACAGAATCTAAAAAGTTATTAGCATTAGATATTCTGAATTGATCAGTTATAATAGCTGCCATTTTATCTCTTTTTTCTTTATTTATATGTATTAAATGATTTGTCTAACTTTTATCAAAGATCCAGTAGATCTAATTCCACAATTTCTTCTCTGTAAGACTGGATAGGTAGTAAGACCTGAGTTGACGGTATATCCATTTACTAGATAACTATTACTATCGGTCCTTTGTATATTAACTAATTTGCCCATTGAGAAGTATCCAACTGGACCAGAGGTTGTTAAACCTGCTGTATTTATTCCAGAGTGAATATTACATACAATAGCAGAGTTATTACCAGTAGAAACGACTTGATTTACATAATAAACAGTGTTTACACAACTAGTTCCTATTCCTACTATGTCGGAATTTGATGAATTTATAGATGTGATTCCAGAACCAACAGTAGTATCTGTAATATAAACAACATCTCCCACCTCAAAGGTCATGCTTGTTGCTGACTTTAAGTAGAATTTAAGTGCCTTCGCATTTCCGCCAATACCTGTCGATGGTTCTATTGCAGTAACTATTCCAGTGTATGATTTGACAACATTAGCATTTTTTATACTAGAGTATTTTCCAGAGGACTTTGATGCTATTACTTGTGGTAGAATAGATGTAGTGTAACCAAATCCTGGATTGTTTATGGAAACATTGGTAATAGAACCATTAACAATAGTTGCAGTAGCAGTTGCAGTGGTTCCAATTCCCACGCCAATTAATTTTGGCTTAGAAATTTTAACAGATGTAGAAACTCCAGAATAACCAGAACCACCATTCAATACAAGAATAGACTGAATAGTTCCAGCAGCAGACACTACAGCAGAAAAACCTGCTGCAACTGGTTCTACTGAATTAGTTATAAAACAATCAAATTCTTGGGTAGAAGGTGCCAATTCATCATATGCAAATATGCTTGCATTATCAACATATAAAATAGTATCTGCAGAATTGAAATTTTTAATTATTCTAGCAGTTGGGAATATTAATCCTTCTAGAGAATCTCTTGATTTATAGACAAGTTCTCCATTAATTGTAGTATCAACTTTTTGTTTAATGTAATCAATTGGTTTAGGATTTTCACTATCAATTCCGGCCCCGTAGTATAAATTGGTTTCAATACTCTTGGAGCTATATTCATAAATTGTTCTATTGCTTTGCTCAATAGTTCCTAAAATATCTGGGTTAGCTTTTACCTTCACCTCATCTCCTATTTTTACATCAGATGATCCATTTGCTAAAATAGAATCAACGCCAGATGTACCTTTATAGAAGAATATATCAACAATATCATTTGAAGATGGTGCAGATATAAAGTTAAAAGATGTTCCGCCCTTAAATGTATAATTTTTATTAGGTGTCTGTAAAACACCGTTAATGAAAATCACTAATACTGCAGAAAGATCTATTTCTGGATTATCGGTTTCAAAGCTCAATAGTTCTTCCTTGTAATAAAGAGGGAAACGTTTTCTTACTCCATTTTGCTTTGATTTAATAGAATCAATATAATCAAGTTCACCAAATTGCCAGGATGCAAAATTATCATTATAAGTGCTTAAAACTGTTAATTTTAATTCTTCAATTGGACTATTTAATCCTTTAGCAGTAACTAATCCAACTGGTCTGAATACATCACCGGCTTTAAATGCATATCCAGGTCTCGCTATATCTATGTTCTTAACAGCAAATAAGGTGGAACCTATACCAACCTCATTTGATGCCTCAACTTCTACATTGAGCAATAGTCCCAACCCGGTTTGAGTAGTTAATCCAACACCTTTTCTTGATATTCCTGTAACAGGTAATAGTGAATATGAAGGTGCAGAAATATCTAAAATAGGTCTGACATAATTAGAGCCACCATTGCTTATATTGAATGATAGGGTTCCTCCTAAACCAACATTGGTAGTAATGACAGCCCCGGCACCATTTCCTCCAAGGTCTCTCACAGCGACTGCAGCAGGCGCATTGTATCCAGAGCCTAGAATGTCCGTAGAACCCAATCCAACCGCCACTATGGCGCCGCCAGAGGTCACTGCGGTTACGGATGCACCAACCAAAGGAGCATACCCCAAACCACCAGTAAATCCAAAGGACACGATTATGCCACCCTTAGGCAATTGATTTCTATTTACATCAGAACTAGAAACATACTTGGTAGATGTTTCCGGATTTACTGCACCACTAAAAACTATACTAGATATTCCTGCATTTTCTATAAAATTGTAAGAATTATCAGAATTGTTTGAGGTAGTTGGATTCTGGAATATTCCATTAATGAAAACTAGACCATTTCCAGTAGTAATTCCTGTTACATTTGTTCCATTTTTGGTTATAGTAAATGTATCGGTGATACCATCAAATTTATATGATATATCATCATATATTAAGTTGTTGTTATAGCTAAATTGTTGATAAACTCTTCCATCAAAAACGGCATTTGGATATTTTATTCCAGTTTCACCGATCTCGCCAGAAGAAGAACCTGCTGGAGGACTGCTAAAATATATTGTACTGTTTACTATGTTATAATTTCCATTATAAACTCTAACAGAAGAATTTATTAAATGGGATGCGGCAGTAGATCCAAAAAATCCTCTATCTACCTCAAATAGATAATATTTACCAGATGGCAGAGTATCATAATAGTCTCCAGTCTCAGAAATAGGTCCATTTGTAGTAGTTCCAACGCCAACTGAAGTCACTTGGACATACTCATTGTCTATTTTTAAAATACTATTTGAATAAACCGAAGAAATTCCTGAAACTGACAAGTATCTAATGGAATTATTTACAGCACTGGTTAAATTATAATTTATTGCACTATAAGAAAGTGGATATTGTGTTACACCATTTATAGCGATTAAAGTATTATCAGTTCTAATTCCAGTAATAGGGTCACCCTTTTCTGTTAATGCAAAATGAGTTGTGATTCCATTAAAGTTAGGGCTTATGTCATCTATAATAATTACTTTATTTGTTTTACAATCAATGTAATCAGTAAGTCTTCTATTTACAAATTCTAGATATTTTGATTTATTATTTTCTACATTAAAATCATAAACAAAATCATAATTATAAAGAGTATCAACTCTACTATTTTCTATAATATCATATCTAGAAACAACGATAGAATCTATAGCAGTATTTGATAATGCCTTAGAAGTTTCTATTCCAACATCAGCAAAATTCTTAGTTCCAGATGGGTGTACTAATGAATTTACTGGACCTATGAAGTCATTAAATTTTATTGGACTCTTAATAGTATATGAAAGATTCTGATAGTAATCATTATCAGGTAATACCTGAGTCTCATCATTTAAAAATCCTATGTTGTCGCTCCATCCAAGATTTTTATTGACATAATATCCTAATTCATAATAACCTTCATTTATAAGAATATTTTTTACGGTGAATTCGCTACCATTAATGTTGGTAGAAATTTTATCGCCTAAAGAAAGCTTATAATTTCCTAATACCTTTACAAAATTAGAACCAACCTCTACTACTTCTAGATCAGTTGTTATAAATTCATTATTTTTTGATAGAATTAATTTCTCACCCAATTCTATTAAACTAGAATTTTGAACTACTTTAAATTTTGGATATTTTTGGTAGTTTATAGCTGATGCATAAGAATTAGTATTTGTGGTAACCCCAACAGGTATGTAATTAATTCCAGAAGGAACCTCATATGTAAGGTATCTGTCGTTCTGAGTGCCCGCATTTGTATATGATACAACTGTAAAGAATTGATAATCATTGTCAGCAGAATTGAAACCACTGCCAGCAGGGAATCCCTCGACAAAAATCTTGTCATTAACATCAAAAGGCTCGGTAGTATAACCATTAATAGGAGTTCTTATCTTACATTCTACTGTTACATTGTTTCCTTGAAGGGTTGCAGACTCTATCACAACTCCATTACTATTGTTTACGGCAAATACTTCATAATTTGTTGATGAAAGACCCCTTAGAGTTCCATTTAAAGTCACAGAATTTATCGAACTACCAGAAATATTTGTAGTAAAATAGTTTGAAGCTATTACCTCATTAGTATTTTTATCATAAAGAACTATTGAAGGTGCATATGCATAATTTTTACCACCATCTATGATGGTAATATCGGTAACTTCATTAGATTTATAATACTCTATAACATATGGAAGAAGTGCCTCTGGCTTTAGAGTACTATCAGAAGCAAAATCATAACCTGGATCAGAAATAGCTACTTTTTGTATCTTTCCAATAGACTTCGACTCCGCAATCAATTCTGCTCCACTTCCCTGAGTGGACGCTACGGATACTATTTTAGGTATTTTGTTATAGTTATAGCCTTTACTTGTGAACATGGTGTCACTAATTCCACCAGTTGCAATCAATGACTTTGTTGAATATGTAATCTCAGAATTTGTAGAATTGTAGTTAAATGATTCTGGATAATTCAACAAATTGATAGAGAAAGTATTTGTTGTAGTACTTAATACATCGTAAAAACCATTATAAAAACTTTTCTCATAGCAAATTTCGTTGTAATCTATTAAATCTATATCTCTAACTAGAGAGCCATCCGACTTTTTAAGAGTATAGTAAAGTACAGGTGGATTATTTTCATTATATAAAACAGTAACAGATGCATTATTGCTAACACCTATAGTTCCAATACTCAAGATATTAGTACTAGAAGATGATCCTACCGATACAAATTCGTTTTTATACTCTCTATCTAGGAAGAACTTTAATTCTTTATTAGCAAGACTAGCATCGCTAAGATCGAACTTCAGACTATTTTTTCCAAATACATTGATTCTAGGTGATACCAATGTCAAATGCTGCAATGAGCCTCCTTGGGATAATAAAGATACCTCATTTGTAGGAATAGATGCTGAATCTACATAGGTTTTACACAATTTTATGAGATTTTCACTTGAAACATACACATAATAAACCCCGGTAGAAACTCCAGACATTACAGTATTATCGGAATTATAGTAAACCTTATCTCCCGAATTAAACTGATGGTTAGGAATATTAATAGAATTAGATGAAGTAGAAACTCCAGAATTACTAAAATAAACCTTATTTGCTAATATTTTATCTAATGTTGAGTTATATGATAGATTAATTTTTGTAGAAGTTCCAATACCCACGGTGGTATTTGGATTTACTTCTAATTTAATAACATCATTTTTTTGTAATTGATGGGATTCAATGGTGGTGATGGTACTGTATAATTGTTCAACAGTTCCATATACCTTGGTTCTATCTGTTTTTAATTTATATAAATTAGAATTTAAAGAACTACTTGCAAAGAATACTTCATTACCAGAAACTGTTGTTTTTATTCCTATAAAATCTTTAGATTTATTTGTAACATACAATGTATTTGGAATGTTGTATTGGCCCTTACCTTCTTCATATACAACTAGGGTTCCTCCAACTGGAATAGTTAAAGCAACTTTCTCATTGTTGTTAAATTGGTGATTAGGAATATATATGCTACCATGTGGAACAGAAATATTACTCTGTGATTCACCAATAGAATAAATTAAACTTGATGAAATTCCTACAGTTGTTCCAAATCCTACAGAATTAAATGGATTAAAATATACTGTTGAATCTAAGTAGGAAGTAAAACTTTTTGTTGTTAATGGAATAGTAAAAGAATCATTTAAAAGAGTTACCTGAGATGAAGTAGTATGTCCTACTGCTCCAGAGTATCTTTGAATTCTCATTACAGATTTTTCTGGATATACGGCTAAAACAGTTGCCACTTCATTCTCTAACTTGATTGAAGAACCAGCTGATACTGAAGGTAGAATAGAAGACACATAAATGTCCGTAGTACCCGCTGAGCTAGATACGTTCTTTAATAATATAGTAGACTCGGTTTTATTGTTTATTTTTTGATATTTTGTTAGTTTTGGAATATAAGTAGATACTCCAGAAACAATAATGCGATCATTATCATTGAATAAATGAGGAGTAGATGTTCTTACAAAAATTCCATCAGGCTTCCATATTAAAACGGAATTATCATAGATTTTCGCAGTTGTTTCTATTTTTTCAACTTCCTTACCATTTACATAAGAAACATAAGCACTAGCTGATCCAGAAGATATATCTTCGAATTTTATTAGGTCTCCGACTTTATAATTATCTCCTCTAGAAACAATTTTAATATTGTCTATAGAGCCTGTAGAAGTAGATTTAATTGTAGAATTTTGAGCAATAAATTTATTAGTTTCTTGAATAAACTCATTGTACTCATATTCATTGTCTACCCCATAAGGATGAGTATTTCGTATCAAATCAGAATTTACAAAATTAAATTCTTGATTCAAGCCAGCTTGATTTATAAGGTTAGAACGGTACTTGTTTCCTATAAAATATGGGAAAATTGGCTGATTTTGACTATCAATAGCAGCAAAATATGCATAAACACCATTTTTAAATTCTGGGGTTACGCAATATCTACCATTATATTCATCTAAGTCGCCCCCAACGAATTTATAATCTTCTACAAAAAATCCGTCTGGATAGTTTGATGGTCTGTTGGTCACAGAAGATGAGTCTAAAGTATATCCAGAATTTAATTTTTTTAATTGTAATGTTGAAAATGCTGTAGAATATCCATATGGTCCGTAAATTGGATTCCCATCATAAGCCCATCCTATTATACTAGAATGAGAATTAGGACTTTCATTGAATAAATCAACATCATATGATAATCTATTATACTTTAAATTCTCATCGCTATCTTGTAAAATATCGCCATTATTGTTATAACAGTAATTTACAGTTAAGGATCTTACTTCTGGGTCTAATTTTACACCAATTCCAGGTTCAACTAAGGTTATTTTAGTATTACTATCGTAATATGCACCAGAATCTATAATAATAATGTTTTCAATCTTTCCTTGATTTATTACAGCCCTTAATTTTGCACCACTTCCAGCACCTTCCACAACTAGATCTGGAATAGTATAATAGTCCTGACCCTTATTGAGTATTTGAACATCTACTATCTTTCCACCTATTATATTTGCCTTTAATTGGGCATTTTTACCTCTTTTTACGGTAATAGTTGGCTTTTTATGGGTGTTTATATTAACTGATCCGTAGTTACTACCACCTACATACAAATAAGCACCTACAATTTCACCTCTAACAATCGGTGTAGCGGTAATTATTCCCACTCCGTTTTCGTGCTGAACAAGAACATTTACCTGAATTTCAGGATATTTGAATGTATGATAGCCCGAACCTATTGAAGATAGTTTTACATAGTCATTTCTTATATAATTATCGAGGCCACTGCAAACTCTAAATGCATCATCACTTATTTTGATGATGATGTATTCATTTTGATTGACAAGTGGAGACGCAATGGTTCCAGTTGATGAATAGATGACCTTTTCACCGGAACTAAATCCATGATTCTTGTATTCAATTAAATTGTTTGTTGTTGAAATGCCAGATGGCGACACTCTCAACAATCTATTTTCATAATTAAAGCCAGGATTTACTACTTTTATATCTTTTAGTCTATTTTTTGGTAGAAAAGTTCTAAATTTATGAATTCCTCTAGTGTTAAATGTACTAAATCCTACAGTATTGATTCCTGCAATGTAATCTTCTTCTGTTGGGTATAATTTTATTGTTTTGCTATTAACAAAAGAAGAGTAATATACTACCCCGTTTACTAAATTATTATTTTCTATTGAATTTGATCCCTTGAATGTAGATACTCCAAGAGGAACATTTCCATTAGAATTATAAACAATTGCTTCGCCGTTTCTAAAATTATGGTCTTCTAAAAATGTGATTGTCTCTTCATCACTTGTTGGGGTAGCTTCGGAAGTTACTCCCACTCCACCACCAGCACTGGTTATTCTAGCATCAAAAGATACTTCTCTATATTGTTTGTCAACAATTGCATCTAAAATTGCACTAGATCCGTTTCCACCAGTCACGGAAATTGAAAGAACTTTTTCTATATCAAAATTCTGAGGATCTACCAATACATTTTTAATATTTCCTCTTAAGATTGGTTGACAGTATGCAGTATTTCCTACAGAAGGTCCGCCAATTTCTATAATTGGAGGACTAATAATGTCATAGCCACTTCCACCATTTATTACATTGATTTTATCAAGAGGTCCATAGTAAACTTTATCATTAGATTTATAGTTTAATATTTCAACGCCATCAATCATCATTCCAATAGTACCTGGAGTTGTATCTGGTGTTATACTATTCTTAATATTTTGAGTTCTAGAGAACTTCTTTAATAACTTTTGTGGGGCAATATAATTATTTTTTTGATTGTATAGTTTGAAGGAATGAACCCCATTGGAATTTTTTGAGATAGAGATATAATTGCTAGATCCAATCAATAAATTAGAATAATAAAGTCTAAGCTCTTTTTTGTAAGAATCTACAACATAAACATAATAAAATCCTTCTGCCAAACCATTTATAGGTGTTCCTGTATGAGTATAATACACCCTATCTCCACTTAAAAATGGAATAGGATTTTCGCAAATTATTTTAGAGTCTATAATTTGATAGTCTAATTCATTATCAAAAACTACTTTTGAAACATTTGTTGTTATTTCAGAAGATGGTAAAGAATTAGATGCAACATAAAAGTTTTCATTGTCAAGATAGACATTTTGAATATTTGCAGATACAGTTGAGTTTCCTTGCAAAATAGGTTCACCAGAGCTGCTGGCAAATACATGCTTTCTTCTTATGTCATATTCTTGTTCTGTTGCAAAAACCGCATTAACAGAATATGTAAGTCCAACTACTAACTTGTCTGGTGATATTGAAGAAACTAGGGCATTTTCTACGATAATTTGGGTAGATCCTCTAGAAACTATGTCAACACGATCTCCTATAGTTAAGTCATACTTTTCTAATGGATTGTATAATGTAAAGGAAGAACCGTTTATAGATTTGATAAAAAATCTATTGCAAGTATTGTATATCCAAGAAGAAGAGAAGACCTTATCATAGTCACTTTCACCAGAATCATACAAGGATTTACCTAAATTTTTTATTTTTATCTCATCATTTTCGTTAAAAAGATAGTTATTTAAGGTTGGAACAAATTTAGAAATTACAGAACAAAGACGCAATTCTACTTTCTTTGTTATGTCCCCATTTTCATAACCAAAAGCAGTATCTGTTGATATTAGGGTGTCTGCAGTATTCAATCCAAGGGTAGGTATTCCTGAACATCCAAAAAATTGATTTAAACTTTTTGAGGTGTATGAGATTATGGTTAAACCATAAGAAATTTTTCCAGAATAGGCAAATCCTATAGTGGAATCAACAGTAATTGTGGATGAATTAGAAGAAACAGACTGAACAACCTTTGTTTTTCCTGTTGCAGAAAATTCTTGCGACAAGGATTCTTCGCCATCATATCCTATGAAGGCATATAGCTTATAATAGGTTTTATTATTTCTTGTTAAAATTTCCACCTCAGAAATAGTTACCTGGGCAGATAAATTATTTGATTTATATAGTGTTTGACCTGCCAATTTTGCAGGATCTCCAGAGATTCTTTCTGCAAAAAGAATATTTCTTCTTAAATACCCGGCAGATGATGGCTTTATTAAGAATTGCTCTAAATCTACTACCTTTGGATCAATTCCAAAGAGAACTCTGAAAAGAATTTTAAAGGATTCTTCGGTCCCTTTTGAACGATAAAAACTCTTTGACTCTTTAATGAATGTGTTTACATTCAATTGAGGTACTAAGTCGATGTTTTCAAACCCTGGAGTAAGAGTATATTTAATTTTTTTGTAAAATTCTTTTAAGAATAAGGAGCTTAAATTATAAACTTTACTATTTTGAGAGTGAGCTGATGCCTCGGTGCTCTCAAATACTAATTCTCCTGGATTTGATGGAGACTTATAGCTTGAAATGCCACTGAATCCCCTAATACATCCTGTAAATGTATTAGTGGTTATTCCTGTATAAGTTATAATCTCATCATCTATTTTTAACAATCCGTATTCATTTGGAAATCCTTTTGTTGTTCCAACCTGAATTACACTAGAAGAACTTGTTATTGACTGGGATAAAACTGTTTCTCCAATAATAACTTCTGGTGTTATATTGTCTAGTTTTAAGTACTGATCTAAATTATCGGCAAGATCAATTGGACCACTCTGATACTCCTGGGAAATATAATATTGCCTTAAAAATTCAACAGCATTTGGACTCTCTGTTACTACAAATTCTGGAAATTGACTTTCTATTATTTGTTGAATTTTTACTTTTTGTTCAAACCCAGTTGAGATCATTTTTATCCTCTCTTTAATTTACCATTTGAATAACTTGAAGTTGTTAGATAGCCAACTCCAGAAATCTGTTCTCCAGATGAAATAGTATCTTTAACCATATTTATAGTGCTCTTTGAGATGTCAAAGCTTAAATAAAGATCCTTGAGACCTATCACATCATTAGATTCTGGATATGCTTGTATTTCTATAATATTATTAGGAAGTTCTGTAGATGTTATAGAAATAGTATTTAAGGTAACCTCACCAGAAGCATAGTCAACTCTACCTGCCGATTTTATTAGAACCCTAACATCTGAGGTTCCCGATACTGGGGTAACTATTGATATGGTTCCCATTTTATTTCCTAGTAAGTTTCCACTAGAATCCTTATCAGGGGTATCAGTCAAATATACTAGTTCTGTACTATTTTGAATTGTAAATCCAGTGCTTTTTATATTATATCCTGCTGCCTTAAAGTGGAATTCATTGCCAAAACAAATCTCATATTGGGCAGAAGTGTTCAATAGGGCAAGAAGATCTCTTCTCATCCTTACTTTTGTTATATTAGATGTGATTCCATCATCTACATTATCAATAATTTGTAATACCTTACTATATTTAAATCTACCGCCAAATTTATTAATATTTAATGAAGAGGAATATAGATTCAATGAGTTAATAACCTGGGTCTTTAGATCATTCTCATTCGAGACCTTACTAGAATTATAATAAACGGAAGAATCTAATTCAACATAAAGAATTTTGAGATCAACAATTTTCTTATTGATACCAGTTATGGAATAATTTTTTAGTTTTGAAAGAATTTGTTGCTTATCAAACTCTGAGACAAAGGTTCCGTTCTTTGGTTTGATGCTTATAAGTACGGTTCCATACTCAGGTGGAGATAATTCTTCTCCTCCAAATACGGAAACCGATTCGGTGTTTGGGTAGATTTGTTGTATTACTGCCTCATAGTCCCTAGTGGTAACGGCCCTATATTGAGAAGAATACAATCTTGGGGCAAAGTACTTAACAGAATCAATTGATTCAATTTCACCACCATTCATTGCTGATTGATTTGTTGTGATTGTTATAGGACTTGTTGGGACTATATTATTCTCTAGACTTCCAATATATGTAAAATTAGCCGCCCCGTTACCATCTTCTCCATCTGTAATAAGATAGGTTACGGTGATGATAGCCCCGTTTTCTAATTTCTTACCAAAGTACCCATCCCCAAAAATTATTTCATACTTTTCATCCTTTATTTCCTGAATCAAATATGTTCTGGAAGTGGAATTTATGTTGAGAATATTATCTATTTTTTGATATTCAATACCTTCTGCAGGATCTGCGGATTCCTTTACTTTTACTATAATAGTAGAGGCATCTATGTGTGGGTTTTCTAAAATAAATCTTTGATCTATGGAACCATTTACAACAAATTGTTTCTTTAAAAGGGTTCCCTGATATAATTCAATATTTGTAAATTGGGCAATATTAGTTTCCTGATTTACTGGGGCAGTTATGTTTTCTATTGCAGAGAACATATATGCCGAGTTATCATTCTGACCAACACAAACCAGACCGGCTTTTAGGGTCAAATACTTTGCGGATGAGTTGGTTTCTATATTAAAGCTCACATTTGCCTTTGCTGCGGTTCTGGATCTTGGAACATATCCAATTTGCCTTGCAAGGGAAACAACATTCTCTCTTAGGGTTGCCGAGTCCAAAAAGGACTCATTAACTATCATGTTAGAGTTAAATGCTGTTATGTAGGTATTATAGGCAAGGGTATCGATCAGTACAGAAAAATTAGATCCCTCAAAGTCAAAATCCGTAAAGGTGGAATTTGCTCTGAGATAATCTTTTATGGAGGTTTTTATCTGATCAAAGTCTAGATTAGTGAATTTAGTAAAAGGCATGTTACCTTGTGGCCTCTAATATAAATGTAAATTGTTGAAACGGTAAGTCCTGTCCGACTATTTCATAATTTATAGTTATGTCATATGCATTTCGATCTGGCTCAGGATTTACAAAAACATTAATGTTGGTAACCCTTGGCTCATAGTTTCTTATTGCATAATAAATTTGACTTTCTAGGGCATTAGCATTGTCAACATCTGCATTTTCAAAAATTGTTGACTTTACTGCAGAACCAAAAATACTATTAAAAAATCTCTCAGTAAAGGATGTTTCTATAATATTTCTAACGGATCTCATAATAGCATTCTCATTCCTCAATACACCAATGTCCTTTGTTACTGGATGAGGAACAAAGGAAAGGCTTATATCTTTGAATGAACGAGATATTCTAGTTACTGACATTAATATATGTATATCTCAACTTATTTATGATACAAAAAAGCCCCTGGTAAGGGGCAGATAGAGTATTTTATTTACTTATAAGAAGGTTCGATACCGTAATTCCAATCTTCTCTAAGCATTTCCTTGTCTTCTAGGTCATCATGCATGATTTCCTGGATGATTTGTTTCTTTTTTGGTTGTTCTGGAACATAGTCTGTAACAAGACGGGTAGTTCCCCAGTTTTGATACATGAAGTCCCTATCTCTATCTACGGGTGATTTAGCCATTGTGTCTCCTGTTTTAGTTAAAAAACAGAACTTTTATTTTTGTGCGGTTCTATCGCACACGGTATGTTATCGAGAAATTTCCCTTATATTATATTGTTTAGACTTAAAGTAGTTTAAAAGGTCCTCAATGATTAATTCTGGTTGGCCCTCCCCGCAAGTATAGGCATCAACGGCAATGGTTCCTTTTTCTGGCCAGGTGTGGCATGAAAAATGACTTTCCGAAAGTGCTATTACAATAGTAAGACCCTGTGGGTTAAATTTATGACAATATATGTTTAGGATTGTCATATTTGCTCTTATAATTGCCCTGGTTATGACATTGATAAGAGGTAATTCTTCATTAAGTAAATTAAATTCTACTCCGTACACCTCTAGAAGAAGGTGTCGCCCCATTGAAAAGTTTTCCAATTCATAAAATCTCCGATAACATTATATTTATTTAATCCAGAATCCTTCTCTCAGGTAGTCTGGATCCCTAACGAACTTGTAACCCTGATTTATTTCTAGGTTCTCATCGCCCCAACTAGGAATTGCAGTATTATTTCCATAGCGAAAATCGGGATTTTGTCTACAGTGAACCTCAATCAGGTTATTTCCTATAAATTCGCAATTTATCCACTCATAGTTGCCCTTGAGATTGTTTAGAATTTTTGGAAATTCGATTGTTTTGTCTGTTTTTTCCCATTTAGACCACTTGTAGAGTGGTGATTGGGGATCTCTGTGACCAAGGACAGACAATGCTGGAATTTTGTTTTGATAATCTATTGATAAATGATCTCCTGTAAAGATCTCACACCAAAACTCACCTGGATGAAGATGTTCGGTGCTTTTTTCTAGATAATCTATCCTAGAATATCTTCCCATTCCAAGAAAATTAATTGCGGGTCTTATTATGTAGTGACCAGGACTAGGAACCTCGGCACCAGCAGGACCACAGTTATACTCCAGTAGACATGATAGTTGGAGCTTATTATAAATGAATAAGTCCTCTGGATGTATTCCGTGAAATTCTGCTGATACCGATAGATTCATTTAGTGTCCTTGTCCGCGATATTTTTTCTTACGACCATTACGGGAAGTAGACCCATAATGAGTGTGCTTGCCAAGACCCTGACGGGACTTTTTAGGAATAGAAACAATTTCAACCTTAGCGGTGAAAGATTTGCGACCTGCCATGATGAGTAATCTCAATGTTTACCTGATCATTATAATCCCTGGTCAGGGACCGGACCCCCATCTGTGGACAGTTCATCAGGTGTCCACCTAACCCCAATTTTAGAAGGATCCCATTTCTTATCCTTATAGTATTCCTGGGCCAGGTCTTCTAACCTATCAAAGCACTCGTCTTTAGATAGGTTAGAAGCAAGGGTCTGGTTCTCATAGAGTATTGTATAGGCCATCAGATGATTCTGGTCTTTTCGTGTCCAACTCTAATTCTAGGATCGACAAGAATATCGAATCCACATTTCTTCTTAGCCTCAAGACAGAATGAAACATCTTCTCCACACATATCCTGAACTTCACCACTTTCAAATACCTGCATCTGGGGTGCAAACCAGGGGTATTTCATCTCTGGATGCTCAAAAACACCCTTCTGAATCAAAACCCAACCAAATCCAACATAATCAACCGAAAAGGGCTTTCTTCTCTTTTCAATTGATTCAAGGGTCTCATGATTCATAACACCCCTGTTCTTTCTAAATTCTTCCTCGGTTCTCCAATGAGCACATGAGGTTGTCATACCATCCTCAGTACAATACCATCCAGATGCAATAGGATTGGTCTTTGTATTGTCAATGTGCTGAATGAGTTGAATCGCAGGAACAGTGTTTCCATTTTGATCAGTGGTATAGAGTTGTTCACCATTCTCATTCAGATGAGGCTTTTGTTCATATGTAACTGCATCTTCTGGAATTGCAAGGTCGCATAGTTGCCAGAATTTTTCGGTATTGAATACAATGTCACTATCAATCCACATTTGATAGTCATAGTTTATTTTACCATCGAAAGGTAGTTGATCCGGTCCATTGAGAACATTAGCCCCTAGACACTTACAACGAGCAAAATTGACCATTGATGAATAATCCTGGGAAATAACAAATCCCATCTGATTATTCACAAGGTCAAAGCATAATTGTACAAATGCCTTCATAAAAGTATATGAACATCCTCTTCCTGGTAAACAGAATACAATTACCTTACCACGCATTCTTTTTTTAATACTTTCATAGTCCCACTCTAATTTTGGAGCAGGTTGTTCAGCTGTTTTAACAGTAAATCCTTTAGCCATAAATTTAATTCAAATGTTTCCTGTACTATAATATGTATAGAGGTCAGTTTTGTCAAATGGAATCTCTTCATAGGTTAAATCACTATCCTCAAAGGGCCTGGGATTTATTTTAAGAAGTCTTTTATAGGATTCCCATATGTGTTTAAATTGATCTCTACTAAGGTTGAAAAATATACATTTATTTCTTAGATAAATGTGATAAATTTTTTCTTTCTCATCCATTTTTGCTTTCTTTTATAATTAGATCGCCTGCTTCTATTTCTATTTCTATCTCGGTGTCCTCATACCACTCCAAATCATTTAGAATTTTTTCTGGTATGGCAATAAAAATTTCACCAGAAATCGGGTCGGATTGCAAGGTAGAGGTAAATCTATTCTTTTTTTTCATTATCTGGTTAATGGTAAATTTCGTATTATATATGCGAATCCTGGGGGAAATTTTTTACCTGGGGAAATTTTTGTTTTGATTTATATTATACAGTCAATATTTACTTTTATATCTTGGGGGATCCATTGGTTTTTATATATTTTGTTCTTGAAAAATTTTTTTATTATTCGTTATATTTAAAGCTCGCTCTGGTCCGCATATAGCTTAGGAGGACCCTTTAGTTTTTATATGGGCATGGCCCCGCAGGGCGCGGCCCATAAGGGCCGCTTATCTGTCAGACACTGACAGATCAGCATTGCTGATCGATCAGCATCGCTGATGGGTCTGCCTTATACCTATCAGCGATCTTGATAGGTATAAGAATAGGGGAGGATTGCCCTCCCCCGGTTATGTTCAGCGGTTCATCTTAACGTAGGGCGAACCCTGCGATTCTTTCGCCTTCCCTTTCTTTACTGCGGCGACAATAATTGCCGCGATTCTTGCTTTCTTGGCCTCGATTTCAGCTTCCAAAGCATCATCAACGATCTTAATACTTGTGCGACCAGGGATAACCGAAACCGTGCCGGCCTCGGCACGGGCGCTAGTCAGGGCTGCAGCCTGCATAGCCTGCAGCAGGGCTGCAGCAGCGGCAACCTTCGCGGCCTCTGCCGCGTCAAACACTTCCAGCGCGACGCGGTAAGCCTCTGCCGCGTCAGCGACGGCCTGGGGAGCGGTGGGGATGATCTTGCGAGCCATGGGGGGTGTCCCGTTGGTTGACTTATACAGTATAAGGCACGGGGGGGGGCTTGCCAGCCCCGAAACCTTAAAAGATGGTGAGAATCCTGCCAGCAGGGGCGAAAACATAAAGAAAGGCCCCCGGATTGGGGGCCGATAGGCTACTCAAAGCAACCCATAATTATCAGCGCAGATGGGACCGATCCCCCTCTCAATACTGACCGGATCGGTCAACGTTCTAGCGCAGATGCTGCAGGATCCTGTGAGCCTACCGTAGGCCACCGCCGCCGATAGCGGGTCTGCTGCAATCAGGCGAAGGTTATCTGCAACCTCTGCAGAGCAGTTCGTTACACCCTGGCGGCTCACCTTGCCAAGGTATCGGGGCTGCGACCCGTAATAACCGGGCTCGGTATTGTTTGGATCTGAGACGTACAGATAATCCCCGCACTTACTGGGCTTTAGGATAGCGTCTGGCGTCCGAATCGCCAGACGCTTCCTGCCACCCTGGCGGGCATGATCGAACGGAGCGAACAGCCCCGCCAGCTGAGAATCGCCAGCCGGCGCAGCAGCCGGCGCCGTGACCTGCAACGCCAGCTTGTGAGCCCACGCCAGCTGAGCCGTGCTCAGGCGGCCCCACTGCCGCAGCAGGGAAGCGGCGAAGTCGCCGCGCACGGCCGCAAGTGCCGCCTGAACCTGAGCGTCGCTCAGGTCGGAATCAAAGCTGGTGGTGCCATCGCGGCGGCTGGTGACGGTGAAGGTCTGGGCCATGGTGTTACCCGGCAACCTGCCGGGGCGGTGGGGACCTCCACAGTATAGGGCACCGGGAGGCCCGGTGCGAGACCTGAAACCTTAAGACTTCCTGAGAATCCCAAAGTATAAAGAAAGGCCCCAGAGTTGGGGGCCGTTTCTTATACTGACCTGCGGCGTCTTGCCTCGTCTGCATAGGTTAGCATTTGGTCTTTATAGTATCCTTCCCTCACCGGATTCCAGCCACTCATGGCACACATTGCCTTTCGGCAATCTTCGATCGTCCAGTGTAGCTGTGCTGCTGTCATTTGCTTAGCTTGTGCTTGCCAGCTGCTAAAGTCTCCAGCTGTTGCATGACCTTGAGCAGACATCAGGGAACCTCCCTTTGCTTGACTTCTACAGAATAGGGGATCGTTGAGATCCTGTCAAGTGTTGATTGATTGAGATTTCTTATGAGATGAATGAAGACTCATAAGATTATCTGATAGGATCTCTTCGAGATTCTATAAAGAAAGCCCCCTAGATTGGGGGGGCAGTTGATTATTCTTTCTCTTCCACAATCTTGTAGTGATCTTTGATCCTTTCCTGTAGTTCTTCAGTCCATTCAACCATACCGAATTGCTCCAATTCTTCGACTTGCTTATCATCAAGAAACGGAAACGACATTAGGGAACCTCCCTTTGATTGACTTTCTTAGAATAGGGGATCAACCGGATCAGGTCAACCCCCAGAACGATCAGTGTTGCTTATCTAAGAGCCTCCAAACGATTCTTGATAGACAAACCGTCAGACATAAGGTTAACACAAGATGCCTCCGATGGAGTATAAAGAACAGAGTGAAACTTGCCATCAACAAAGACAACCGGGAACGGATAGAAGTACCACATACTTCCAGAATGTTCTACCCGGTATTGTGCATGTTCTATGGCAATGTATTCACCATCTACAACATAGTCAAGTGTTCCGTCAGGATCCAAACAATAGAATCGAAGCTGAAACATTAGGAAACCCCTTTGTTGACTATCTTAGAATAATTGAGAATTGAGAGATTGTCAAGTGTTGATTGATTGAGATTTCTTATGAGATGATTGAGACCTATAAGATTATCTGATAGTATCTCTTCGAGATTCTATAAAGAAAAGGCCCCTAGATTAAGGGGCCTCGGTCTACTCATTCCACCGATTCATAATAGACTTTATCGGTGGGAGTCGAAGTACGGGTGACTACACCATTCTGGGTGCAGGTTTCTTTTATTTCACACCAAAAGAACTTGAGAGGCAACTTACCACCAGTCCGGGCAGATTCTCTCACCTCTTCGGGAAACGAATCCCAGGCCCCTTGAGTGATAACTTTATCACCGTTCGGGAGAACATAAAGCTGCATTGTGTGCTCCCGGTAGATCCTTTGCAGGATTTGTTTGTGATGCTGTCTCACAGAACTCTTAGCCCAATCAGGCATCCGAGTGAACTGATCCGACGAATACACTTTATTGAACTCTTCGCGGAGTTCAATAGCAGTCGGCATGTGATGTATTGCCGACCGGAAGATGGAATCCATCTGCAACTTGCAGTGGTTGAGATAGTTGCTGGTGGTGTGGATACGCATCGGGGAACCTCCCTGTGGTTGACTCTGGAATCCTAGCATGGAACGAGCGGACCCGGAGGGGTCCGCTTAACATTCTGTAACTATCTCAGATAGAGGTATCCGCCGGCCCAGTCTGCCCGCTCAAAACACTCTTTGCGGGATTCTTCATTGAGTAGACAGAAACGAACGATCTTTGCAGGACCTTTCCATGACTGGGGCTTGTAGACTTCGCCTGTATTCTTGTCAACGAAACAATGAACTGAGCCGCTCCCTCTCTCAGTGTGCATGATAACTTTGAGGTATTTCTTACCCTCTTCGATTGTGAAAGTATAACCACCCTTCCCATTATTGTAGGAAGTGTAGTTATCCTCCAGAACTTTACAGAGTTCTTTGGTGTAATCGTGTGCGGTGAACATCGGGGAACCTCCCTTTGGTTGACTTCTACAGAATAGGGGATCAACCGGATCAGGTCAACCCCCAGAACGATCAGCGTTGCTTATGGGTCATTCGCTATAAGTATTGCCCCACTCTTTCTTGTATTCTTCATAATCAGACTCCAGCTGTTTATCAACCTCATCCATTTCGCCTTTACAATGACAGACAAGTGCATGATAATACAATCTACCTTCAATAGCTTTCTTAAAAGTATCAAATGTAGATTGGTCAATTTCCCCACATTCAAGAACCGTATCCCATTCGTGATAAACGATATACTTACCAACCTCTTTGGTAGAATTAGTGAGCAGAACGATGTCAGCAGCCATTGGAAACCTTCCTTTGTGGTTTACTCTTATACAATAACCAGGATTTGTGATTTTGTCAAGTGTTGATTGATTAGTAGTTCTTATGAGATGATTGAGACCTATAAGATAATCTGATAGTATCTCTTCGAGATTTCATAAGAAAAGGCCCCTAGATTAAGGGGCCTCGATCTAATCAATAATCATACCATCCTTGTTCGGCTCTCATTTCCTGATGGGCAAAGTAGGCTGCCTCTGCATCAATTGCCTCCTGATACTCTTTGGCTTCCTCATCACTCAGGGCCTTCATAAGAATAGCCTTTTTGTTCCAACCTGCCACATACTTGTATTCGCCATCGCTATCCATCGTGGTAGCATAATCACCCAGGCAGAGAAGATAATTGAATGGAAGGTTAATCATCCCTCCCATAAACATCTCATTGAGCCAGTAGATGTACCGTGCGGAGAATTGAACAGGAACCCAAGCATAAGGGGCAAACTTACCCGGAAAGGTACGATCACCAACCTGATACTTTTTGTAGTCTTCGTCGCGGATCACGGGGAAACCTCCCTTTGGTTGACTCTCTTAGAATAGGGGATAAACCGGAACCAGTCAACCCCCTGAACGATCAGTGTTGCTTATGGGTCAGATCATGGGAACTTCCATAATAAAATCAAACGGATGTAATTCCAGGGCTGAGGAGATAAACCACTTTTGGTCTTTTTGGAATAGCTTAGTCCCGGTGAAGTGCATCAGAATTCGGTTTAGCCTGGTCTTGATAGTCTTGGACTTGTTCACACTATAGACCTGAACTTTCCTGGTTTTGTATGAGATAACGGCAATCTCATCAAAATAGAGATGTACCTTGACGGTTTCTCCATTTACTATAATCTTGCTGTTTCCAATAGTTGTAGTGTTTTTGTTTCGAATTGCATTGACTATTTGCATGTCAATTGTATTTCCTTCTGTCAACTCTGCATCCCGTTGCACTTCTGCTCTTAGGATGTTCTCATAATACCTAGTGTACTGTGGTGTTTTTCTATTGGGACGGGGGCCGTATCCAGCCCTGATAGTCTTTTCTTTAAGGGGAAGATCGAGAGAATGAATAGAGAGGAGACTGGATCCGGTAAGCATGAGGAAACTTCCTGTATTTGTGGATTGAATGAATCAGCAGTAGTGGGGCCTTTCCTTAGGATAAGGCTCTGCAAAATGCTCCTCGAAGCATGAATTAAAGCTGTTATCCCGTTGGTAGGTTGAAGGGGTATCACTACCCAGGACGAAAGTATAACCTCCCATACCATTCTTGATTGGAGTGGGGGCCTGGCCTTGGGTGTAGTTATAGGTTGCTTTTTCACGCATAGAAAGCAACTCATCGGTTGCGTTTTCCATCCATTCCTCATAATCATCGTGAGAGATTAGGAGAGACTGAACTGGAGAACCACACTCATACCACCATCCACCTTCCTCAGGGCCGCCATAGGCTTCCCAGGTTTCGTAGGTGTTGAGATAAACTGCCATGATCAGATAGCGAAGGAATGAGGAATAGGGGATGATTGTAGCATCCCCCGGAGATGATTCAGGACATCCTACGGCAGATTGCAGCCCACTCCCAGGCTTCTGCAATCTTGCCTTCCTCATTGATCCACATGAGGCGGCGAGTCTGGAGATCGCAGACAGAACGAAAATGGAAACTGGTCATTGGGAAACCTCCCTTGGTTGACTTCCTTAGAATAGGGCATGGGGCTGATCCTGTCAACCCCTGAATGATAAGTGTTGCTTATCGGTTGAGAGTGGTACGATCAGAAATCCACAAAATTAACTCTCCCAGGTCAAGCCCAATAGGTGAATCATCCACTACATCTTCCCAGTCTCCAGCTATACCGAATTCGGTTTGGAATTGATCGGTCAGGTTATAGTGCTCCACAAGAGTAAGAGCTAACCCATAGGAAATTGTGCCTTTATCATCAGCACAAGAAATACAGGAAGCGAGAATGTGTTTGATGGGTATGAGGAACCTCCTTTGGGATAACCTATCCTTGCAGGGCCTTGCCAGTAGATCAAGGCCCCTTGTGCCAGTTGTCAGAGTGTCTGGTTTCCAACAAAGATACAGAAAATCACTAGCTTTTTGTCATCATAGTAACAATCAGCTTCCTCAGGAACTTCTATGTTAGGAAACTGATCCCTGAACTGGTTGTAGTAAAACTGACCCATTCTTTGGTGCTTATTGTCTTGTTGAAACTTGCGATAAGTTTCATAGAGAAATTGTTGAGAGTCCATCGAGATTGAAGAATTGCGGGGAGAGTGGGAGACCTAATCCTAGACTAGATCTCCCGAGTTGTCAAACCTCTTCGCGGATCAATTCTGCATTGAGGCTGGAAAAGTTGATAATGAGTTCGGCAAAGTCTCCCTCTTCTGCAACTTTCAACCAGTCATTGCATACTAGCGAGATCTTATCAAAGAGGTGATTGGATACATCATAAACGTTGTTTCCGAACCTTTTTCTGTATAGTTGGTAACCACGACAGATCCAACCGACAATAGATTCCAGATCATAATCGTACTCTGCTGGGATGCGTGTATAGTCTTCGTCTTCGTATTCATTCACTGCGTCCAAAAGTCCCTTATGAACGTTCGTTTTGATCACATCCATCAGGTCGCTATCTTGCAGATAACTTGTGCAAATCTCTGGGCAGACGTTATCTTCAGCATTTAGGGCAGCATCTGCTAGAGATCTTACATCATCAACAATCCAATTAGTAGTAGCTCTTCTGCCGTATCTTGTCATCCAACCAGTCGTAATTCTCCCTGCAATAATACCTCCAAAAGCCATCAATTCGTCAATGTAACCATTGGAATGTGGAGTAACAGGATGCTCCAGAATGTCATGGGCAAGAATGTCACCATCGAGAGCAGGCTGAAAATAGTCCCGGCCGGTATTGAAAACAATACCCAAACCGCCATACTCTTCGTGCTCTTCAATCCGAAGGATGAACTTCACCATCGTTTGATTCCTCAAGAACAGATTCAGAATAGATGGGCCTTGGGGGTTACTCAAGGCCCCTTGTGCCAGTTCAGCGACCGTCCATGAACTCAGCAGGGGTGTAGGCGAACATGCAGATCAATCAAGGCCCGCAGGGTATCACGCTCCCGCTGCAGTCTGTAGTGTGCCCAGGATTGTGCCTCATAAGGCACCAGGGACTGTGCCCGAACAGCAGAGCAGCGCATGGCGTTCTCTGCCCAGCTGTAGTCAGTGGTGGTCATCACTGGATCGTGTGAACTGAGGTAATCCTAGCAGCTGGGACACCACACTGGATGTCCCTGTGCCAGTTCAGAAACCGTCCTCAGAAGACAGAAACATCGTGTTCGTCTGTTACTGAGATGATCTCCGTTCCAAGGATACCCTCTCCTGTCATGGAGTAGTCACATTCCTGGATGGTCTCATGGGCATCAGCATCAGACTCAATCTGAACCTTGATGGTCACATAGATCGTTTTCATGGTTCCTGGGGGATCGACTCTCTTAGGATAGGGCACCCTATAAGTCTCCAGAGTGCCTCTTGTGACAGTTGTGAAGGTGTCTATTTTGTGATACCCTCGCAGAAAACTTCACCCTCATTTGTCAACCAAACTCGTTGTGCTTTATGTAGATCACCATGACGAGTTTGGAAGAAATCGGTATCATAAGGATTATAATTCACCCGAATCATTCTCTCTCGGTCCCAAGGTGTTCGCCATGAGAGTACCTTGGGCAAAGGCATGAACATACTTTTTGTTCTCTTTTCGGACACGATCTTGTCCTGCCTTGTTGACAATGAAATCAACATTGTCAAGAACAACATAGTCCCAGCGCAGCCACACTCTCCAACCTTTGGAAGTCTTGCGCTGGATGCTCCAGCAGTTCTCCCGATGATTGCGATAAACCCGAACACTTGCAGCGGAAAGGACAGGTTCGCCGTTGGTGTTTTTCATGAGCACTGCTCCAGGAACAAACGTAGTATGACAGGACCTTGGGAGTTACTCAAGGCCCCTTGTGCCAGTTGATCAGCTGGACATTTGCTTGGCCAGCTGCATCATCACATGATAGGGGAGACGATCACATCGATCACCGTTCGGGCGATAAAAAACCACTGAACCACTCACAGCCCCTTGGTTTTCCTTCACTACTCTATAACCCGAATACTCCGCAAGAGTGTTTTCTTCCTCATTCTTGAGACGCTGAATCTCGGCTTGAGTCACCTCAATTTGCCTCTGCATTTCCTTCACCTGTTTTTCAAGGTGATGATACTTGGGCTGATCAACAAGCTCAATTTTTACAATGTCGTAGGGAAAAACCTCACCAACCTGAGCGTGATATGATCCATCTTTTCTATAACTGTATTCCCGTTTTGACAAACGATATGGATGTGTCTCTTGGAAACTACCAGAAGTATTCGAAACAATCGTATCAACATGAGTATCGCCATTTCGAAAAGTCATCTTAACCTTCTTGTTGTAAAGGTAACGAGAAAGATCAATGGGGCAAGAGCAATGATAATCGGAATTCATGAGAAGAGAAGAATGATGGACTGAATGTAGTATGACAGGGCCTTGGGGATTACTCAAGGCCCCTTGTGCCAGTTCTCAGACTGTCGCCCCAAAGTAGTTTTTCAGGATGGCACGAAACTCCTTGAAGCTCTTATAGTGCCAGTTGAAGTCATTGGAATACCAACGAGTAACACCATGAGTATCAACCCGACGCAGAATGTAACCCTCGACAGTCACAATCCGATCGCCACCATGCTTAGCACCTTTGCGATTCCTACGTTGAACCTGAAGAGGACCAAGTTGTTCCCAGTAGTTTGTGGCCTCATCTAGATAGGTATCAGCCTGGTGCTCTTGCATCCGCACCTTGAAGGGAATGAAGACCTTGATGCTATAATCAACCACTCCCATTTCTCGATAAATGCCGTTGCACTCATCATAGAGTTCTTGCAGCCTTTCAAGGCAGGAAAGATTGTTGGAAGGATCGTGCTTACGAGCCTCTGCAAGATTGTATTGGAGCATGGTGCGGGTCAGCTGAAGACTTGCCATTGAGAACCTCTCGGGTACAAATCAAGTATTGCAGGGCCTTGGGAGAGTTCAAGGCCCCTTGTGCCAGTGAATGAAGTGTCTAGATCACTCTCCCTGTTCTTGTCGATAAGAGAGAATCACCATGTCTTTGATGTAGTCCAGTGCCTCTTTAGGAAGACTCTTCCCCTTTTCAACGTCGTCAGTAAGAGATTGCCAGTATTGGTATCCCTGTGGAGTTTTGTCCCAACGGAACGCATAACATACAGTTAATCGAGAAGTCTCGCCATCCAGAAGTTTCAGGCAATCCTTGCGTGAAAAGCCATGAGGAATAGTCGGTTTTGCGTTCTTCAGAGTGTCGATTTCTTGCTGAAGAGCTGACACTTTCTGACGCAGTTCTTGAAGCTCTTGCTTCATTTCTTCACAAGAATCCTTATCGTCAATGGACTTGATGGAAATAATATCATAGTGAGACATGCTCTGATTGTCCCAAAAGTTTCCGGTTTTCGTATAAGTATTTCCCCTAAACATGAAGGGATATTTACTATAAGGGGTCCCATTTCGGAGAATCTCTCCAGTGAATACATAACCAGAACGAAGAACAACCTCGACCTTTTTGCCGAGGTACTGAGAAAGATCAGGCATGAGAGTCTTTTGGTTGACTGAATGTAGTATAGGGCACCCTAGAAGAATCCATAGCGCCTTGTGTACCAGTTGTCAGGGTGTCACATCAATCAATATGAATCACCACAATCTCTCTGCCTACCAGCCCATCACATGAACCAGAATCGTCTTCATCATTTTGTGTCACTGTATAAGTGCGACAAGATCCGATTGTGGTGGGTCCCATGTTATCTAATGCCATCACAATGAGATCCTGAGGAAGTTCCAGGAGTTCTTTTACCAATTCTGCAACGGTTTTCATGAGAGTCCTTTGGGTAACTGAGTGTAGTATAGAGCACCCTAGAAGAATCCAGAGTGCCCCTTGTGCCGGTTATCAGACTGTCACAGGTTCCTCTCGCAGAGGAAGATAGTCTGCTTCCTCAAAGGCTTTCTTAGCCTTAACATTGGCGCAAGAAAGAATCAAATCTTTCAGATAGCCCGTAGAAGAATCCTTTTCCAGGGCATACTCAGCATAATCAGTATCCCGAAGTTCATTATCTCTCATGTAGGCTACCATGACAGTTCCAAGATGGTTATAGTCCCACTCAGAAATGAGCCTTGGCCATTCAGAAATATTATTGGGATAGTGAGATATAAAACCAGGACGATTGGTGAATCGTTCCTCAATAACCTCGTCTAGTTTTTTGCACTGAACCTCACTGAGCATTCTGAAGACAAACCCATATCCGACCTTAGCGAAGATGCGATCTGTTGTGAAATTGTAGTCCCTAGGGGACAGCAATTCCTCAAACTCCAGGGTAGTATTGAGGGCTTCTGCAAGCCATTTCACATAGCCCCTAGCATAAAGATCATTGACCCTCTGCCAATTAACATTTTTATGGAAAGTCTGAAAAAGAGTATCATCCAGATCTTCCCACAAATAATCCGTTACTTGATCAATAGCGGCATCATGCTCACTATTGTAAAACCCAGAAAAAGGGATTTCGCAGGAAAGAGGTGGATTCATGACGTTTTGGTGAACCTGTGAGAACTGTAGGGCACCCTAGAAGACTCCAGAGTGCCCCTTGTGCCAGTTGGTCAGGTGGCCGAAGCAACGATAGAAAGCACAATCCAGAAACATGCTAACAGCGAAAGAAAAGCAGGGTTATTTTTATTCGCAATCATCAGATACATCTGAGAAATGAGAAGGTAAAAAAGAGCGTTGGATTCAGTCATTTCAGAATTGAGTGGGTTGTCGGGCGCAGAATTATGGTTTGATGATTTGACTAGCCAGTCTTTCAAGTTGGTGGTACTCAAGACTCAAACGGATAGCATTTTCTCCATCAATGATGTGGCAAAGACCATTTTCATGATCTTGTTCAATACTAATGTCATCAACCTTGGCAATAACTGTGGTTTCTGAATTCATGTTAGTTGGGATAGGAAAAATCGGAAGGAACTTCCTCGAAATGATAATCTACTAGATCTTCTTCCTGATGCAATCCCATATTGATTGATTCGGTAACGAACTTTCGTGGATGGGATCCTTCCTCAATGTCAATAATCAGAGTGACTTTCCAGCGAGTGAGTGTCATCAGCCTTCCTCATTGGTAACGGACTGAACCAGGCCATCATAGTATTCTTGACCATCAGTCGCCAGAATAAGCTCTTCGAGTTCCCATTCTGACTGACTGGAATAAGAATCAAGAAGCATATCAAAAAGAAGTTTTTCCATGGATTTAGCATCCATGTTATCTACAACACGATTCGCATAGATCTCAGCCAGTTCGTCGTGTTGTTCAGGAGTGAGTGCCATAGGTGGTTCCTGTGATCTGTGAGAACTGTAGCACGGAGAGGCACCACTGGCACCCCTCCGATTGATTAGTTGTTCTTATGCTTCAGATAGAACTTAATAGCTTCTTCAATATCAATCTTCCCGTCTTTCCCATAGTAATCAGTTCCGTAGTTATCTCCAGTCTGCCAAACAACCATCATGTAATCGGAAGTCTGAAGTGTGACAAAATGATTCACCAGGAAATTAAACATCTGGTCTCTCCAATTACCGTTTTCTGGAGAAGACCCGTCATAAGAGATTACAAGGAGATTATCTTCAACTTGAAGATAAGGAAGCAACTCCTCATAAAACTCATCAGAATTAAACTCTTCAGTATATTCTGGAATCTTAATCTCAGGATGATTTACAATAAAGTCATAAACTGCCATTGCAACACTCTCGGCAGTTGGTGTACCTTCTGGGATTGTGCAGGTAGCAACAGCAGAATACTCGGAGGGAAGAGTTGTGCTCATGGTGGGATTGTGCGGGAAGGTTCGCATGAGATAAGAATAAGGCACCCTAGAAGAATCCAGAGTGCCCCTTGTGCCAGTTGTCAGGCTGTCATACGCTTATACTGAGAATACAGATTATGAACATCTACAAACTTACCATCTGGATCATAGTAATTAGTGCCGCCAATGCTTGAGCGGGATGTGAGAGTAACCCAATTCTCCTCTCTAAGACCTACCTGAATCTCCTGAAGAATGGTATTGATTTTATTATAGATTTCAACATTATAGTAATCTTTCTCCGGTTCATGCAGAATCAGATACATGTCAGGAGAAGATTGGAAGGAATAGGTATTATTCATTTCCCTATAATCATCTACGTCATCATAGTGTTCTTGCCAGGTGGGATAAATGTAAAGAATGTAATTATCAATGAATTCCTGTTTGTCTTCATCAAACAGATCATCGAGACAATTGGTAGAATTGATCTTTTGGTGAATGAATTGAATGATCTTATCGGGATTGTCATACTGAGGAAGAACCTTGATGACAGAATACTGAGAAAATTCAACAACAGACATGATGATTTTTGCGTGTGATTTAGTCGAGATTTTGGAAGGAATGGGGGACCGATTAGGGTCCCCTGAACTACAGAATCAGGAGACGATTGTGTTCACCGTCTTAGTAGCGATGCCATGGGCCGGGAAGGCTACAATCGTATCACGTTTGGCGTTCTGGCAGATACCACAGGTTGAGCAGGTAACATCTTCGTGAAGAACCGCCGGGCAAGTGATAACTTTCCGACCGCTCTCAGTAGTGTAGAACCGCTCAATCTTAGTGGAATTGACTACTGCAACTGCAGGCAGTTTGTAGTCTGTCATAACCCGGTCAGCCTGTTCGATAGACTCGCAGCTGACATTAACCGTGAACCCCATAAGATTAGCGTTCTCCAGACACACCCGATTGTGCTCATGCAGCTCATGGTGAGTGTAGGTGAAACCACGCTTTCCTTTATTGGCCATAATGAGCTGGCGAAGCATCATGTAGGAGATTTCGCCATTCTTATGAGGCAGATCCCCAGCAACATTGTGGCGCCAGAGTTGAGCCTTAGGCAGTTTCTTAACCTGTTTACAGAACTTATCCCAGGCCGCGCCAAGGTCCCGAACCTTGCGCCACCACATACCAGTGGGACCATACTTGGCATAGCAGCCCTTGTTGTAGAACGGGCAGGTAGACGGGCAGGATTCCCGCTCAGTGTAGGAGACTGGGATCGGGCCTGTCTTGGAGTTTCCGCTGGCGGGAATGAACCGGACGAACATCGTTTGGTTGCGACTGAAAGAATTATAGGGTCCAACCGGGGGGACTGGCAAGCCCCGACCGATTAGCTTTCCTTATGGTCACCAATACTTGTAACGAGCAGGCAGACCGATAGACCTAAGAAACTCAAAGGCTTTATCCTGCCCCATGGGAGTATTTCTCCCTTCACCATAACTTGTCCAATATACAAGCTCATCAAGCGTAAAATACTGCTTTCTCTTCAGGAAAGGATGGGCATTAAACCGCTTTGTTTCCTCTTCATAAGAGCAGAGTGTTCCATCTTCATTTCTTGCCTCAACAATAAACTTGTCGTGAATAGTGTAGTAGGTCATTGAAGTTAATTGTGGGAATAGGGGCCGCGGGATTCGAACCCACACTGAACGCATTTTAAGTGCGCTTCCTCTGCCTATTGGGATACACCCCCAAGAGGACCATCCAATACTAGGGGCCAGGATCGACAATCACCAGTCCCTAGTGGACAGTCCAACAAGTGTCACTCAGGGACGATCAGACGGCTGGAACGCAGGTTATGCACATAGGCACCAGGGCTTTCAATACCATCTCGGACAGCATCACGAATCACTCGCGCATTGCCAGGACAGGTATAAGAATAGGTGCGATTATTGCCCCTATAAGTGATCTCTGCCCGAGAACGAGTAGGATCAACCATAATGCGACTCACCGCACTTGAACTCTCCATATCATAATTTCTGGTGACAACACTGTTATCTTCAACAGGTTTTTGTTTGGTCAGATCCGCATAAGTTTGTGCAGGACGAGAAGGAGATTGCGAGATACTATTGAGAACAGTTTGCGCCTCTTCCCTAGTCGAGAAAATGATGCCAGACTCATTGACAATACTGACGGCCTTCTGATAGGTGATCTTTCCTTCAATCACATCAGTAAAGATGCGATCCAGGAAGTAGGTACGAAAATCGGTAACAGGAAGAACAGACATAAAATTGAATTTCGAAGATGTATGTATTATAGAGGAAGGGGACCCCTTGTGGATCCCCCTTGTGTCACTTTAGGAAGTGGCTCACCAGAGCCCTTCTTTCTTCAGACGGGCCACCATTTTCTGCACATAAGCACAGCAATCAGTACATTCCATCATTGCATCAATGGTGAACTTATGAGAGGCACTATGACCATTGAAGGTATAACGCCAGATCGCAGAAGTAGCGAGCAGAAGTTCACGACGGCGAGCCCAGTCCGGAAGTTCACCACGGCCAACCAGATCCCGGTAGACGGGACGAAGACGGGCATAGTTGGTTTTCTCAGTCTTGCAGGTATAGAGCATTTCAATGAACATTGCCCCTCCCTTCAATTGAGTGTTCAGTTCCTCCTTAAAGAAGGTGAGGAGGCAGGCTTCCTTCTTCTTCTCAGTGGTAACATTCTTGAAACGGGCCACGACTTCGGCGGCACGTTCATCGGAGAGCTTGGAGATTTCCGAAACCTTGATAGTCGGTTCGAGCTTTTCGAGTGCCTTGATGAGGGTGCTCATTGCAGGACGACGAACTTTCTTGGACTTGACGACAACGGTAGCGGGAGTGGTAGCCATGAGAGTTGAAGTGGTTTGAGCGGAGGTTGTGACGTGTTTCCCTCCGATGCACATAAGATACGACCTTTCCGGGGACTGGTGTGAGAACCATGGACACTCAGGCAACCGTCCACTGGTGCCTAGACAAAAAAAGGAACCCGGTTAGGGGTTCCTAGGTGAGAGTCATACTCATTTCACTTGTAATTGTCCACGGTCCAGGCGGACCTTTATAAGATACCCTGGATGGATCGGTCTGTAAAGTCCTTATGGGACACTCAGCCAACCGTCCACTCAGAAGTCAATAGACCAATCATTATCATTGACAAGATTGATCCAGCAATGGTACTTCTTATTGAGAGAAGTAACAAATGCCTTGGTGGAAGTCATCTGTTCAACGATAACTTCATCAATAGAATCCATCATGTTGATGAACCTATTCTTTGCTTTTTTGGACTTGGGGGAAACAAATGCAGTTCTCATGATAAGAAGCTGTATAGCATTCCCATTATACTAGTCGAGATTTCTGGGGTGCCTCAGGTGGTTGCCACTTTCTCAACTGGCACAGAAGGCTTTTGAGTCTTGACTGTAGTATGTTTTTCTTTGATGTTGTCCAGGGCTTCTAGAATCTCACTAGAATTCTCAGCATCATTCAGTTTACGCATAGCACTTTGCTTAGTAATCATATTAGTTCTCCTATAAGTTAAAAATGGAAATGGGCCTAGAGTATAGGCCCGGTATCCTCAAATGTCACACAGGGGTTCCATATAAGGAAATGATTCATCTTCCTGTTCGTTAGAAACAGGAGACTCTTCTTGTTCTTGTTGTTCTTGTTGTTCTTGTTGTTCTTCTCGATTGAAGATCCTTTGAAGAATGTTCATTTTAATTTCGTCGGTCAGGATTGGTTTTCCAGAAGTAGGTCCAGAGAAAGATCAGAAAGAGAGGTGTAGCTACAACGGCAATGCCGCCAAGATAGGTAACCCCGTCTCCGATGAAAGTGTATGTGTCAGGCATGGTTATCAAAGAGCCTCGAATTCTTCTTGGGCCTTATCTCGCTGGGAGATATAAAAATCTAGGAGAGCTTGGAAGAATACATTCTTTCCAAAAAGCTCATTATGTTCAGTGAGCTTTTGACCACTCGAAAAAACAATAATATCCGCAGAGGGAGGGATATTAGGATTCGTATCTTTGAGCCGTTCGATGGAATTTTGGGCATGTTTGATTCGCTTTTGAAGCAGACATGCTTGCTCGTACTGTTCTTGGGTCATAGGTCTGATTTAAGACTTCTTTATGATAGTGGGGAAAGTGGGATGGTGGAATGATCAGTGGACACTTGATGAACTGTCCTCAAAAGTCATATTGACCATTAAGTTTTTTGACGAATTCATCTAGAGTAACTTCCTCTGATTCATCGTCTAGATTTTGTTCCTCATAGTCATCATCATAATATTGCTCATCATCATAATACATTGACATAATTACTGGAACTCCATCATGTAATAATCTACAGTAACCTCAAGTTCTGCGGCCTTTTCTTCTACAGATCGATCATCATTGGGACGATTGTGGTGGAACACGACATTATCAAGTCGGGCGTCACTCTTAATATGAAGGGACCTATTGGATCCCTTATCCTCAACAATGACTTGAAACAGGACATTAGGAAACCTGTCAGAAAGGAATTCCTTGATCTGATTAACGGTATAATCAATGTCCTTTCGGATATTGACCATAACGATCTGTTGGATAATCATTTGGTCAATATGATTGAATTGAACAGATTGCATTAGTTTGCCTCCTAAAGATTTGTAAGGGTCCTATAAGTTCCTTAAGGGTTCTTATACGACCCGGTTGCGCCAGACATAGCTATTCTAGTCACAGAAGGCCAGGTCTGTCAATCCCCCCTAAAAGCAGTATCATACAGGCGATCCACAATGCCCTTAGCATCACGCAGTCCCAGGCCGGACAATTCTCTGACCCGTTTAATATAACGGATTTTATTGAGGCGGCCAGTATCTTCTGCAATGAGTTTATGAAGTTCGGTGTTTATAAGGTCTGACCAAAGCCAGTTCAAATGCCGGTGAGTAGGAGGAGCCTGGGTATTCTTGATGAGAACCTGGGTATTCTTGATGAGATCCTTATAGATAATCACCATCTCTTTCCGGTGCTTCTTGACCAGGCGAATAGCAATGGTATTACCCTCACAGAGAGAATTACTCCTCAACATAGAATGGAGGAAGTCGAGGTAATTATCGTTCTTGATGAATTCGCCAAAGAAGTTGGGATGACGAATGGCGAACTCTGAAGTGATCCGATAGGCCCGCCGATCCCCCTCAGGGGCGGCTGCAAGCCAGTTCAGAAGATCAACGGACAGCCTGCGGTAGTTGGTAGCCATAGGTGGTTTAAAAACGTTGTAGGGGCTTCTAGAAGAATAGGGGACCCGGAAGCCCAGATCCCCTAGAAGTGTGCCAGATCAGTCTTCGTCCCCTTCCTCAAGTTCACCCTCAGCAAGAGGATTATCAACCCCCTCACCATAGGTATCATTGATGTAGTTGACGCGCAGGGTATCCTCGTTTTCGATGATAAGATCATTGATCTCATCACCATTCACTTCAGGATCATTGGCGATACCTGCCTCATCACAGAGTTCCTGGACAGCATTATCACGGGATTCGGTGTCCCGATCATAAATGTCATCCAGAATAGATGCGGCCTCTTCAGCAGCAGTCATGACCATCTGAGCAGCATCCTCACTCAGCTTGGTGTAATCGAGAACAGTCATGGGTGTGTGTTAAATGGTTGAACAATCAAACTATAAGAACCAGGGATGCCGGGTGGACCGGATAGGGTGCCAGTTGTTGAACCGGCACCCAGAAGCCCCTAGAAGGACCCTGACAGCATAGGAGTGCTGGCAGCCCCACTAGCCTGCTTAGAAAGCCCCACAGAGGCCCCTACCTGTGCCCCAGCCATGGCACCAGCACCCATCTTATAAGTGGACTTGATAGTTCCCAGCTTCATCTTCTTATAGACCGCCAGGGTGTAGTTCTTATGGGGATGATCCCCCTGGGCCTTTTTGATCTCATTAAGACGAGATTCGACCTTTTCGACAAATGCCTTTTTGAAATTTGTGCTAAAACCATATGCAAGGAAGGTCTTGCCCTGGATCTCGGCAAGCAGTTTCTCCGCAGTAAGGGCCTTTTTGCACTCCCTCTCCATAACCTCATGGAGATATTCGTAATAGAGCTTAGTCTGAATCTGCTGGGCCTCGGTGCCCACGCAGACGAATTTCTGCTGAGCCCGTTGTCCAGAGACGTTAACTTTCCTCAGAATAGGTGCAGCATCATAGAATCGTCCCACTGCAGTAAACAACATGAACTCTGCATTGTTGAGTTTCTTCTGTACTGCAAAGACTTCTTCAATGACCTCTGGGGTAAGAATGTCATCAAGGGTAACACCATACTGCCGACAGAGCTTATCAATGAGGGCGGCTGCCGCAGCGGCCTCTCCCTCAAAGTTGGTGCTCTCCTGGAGTCGGAGCATTGCATGAATTTTTTCGTAAAGCGCCTTGCGATCCATGTGGGTGACTTGGCGGGACCCTTATAAGGTAACAAGAAAGGCCCCCTACTAGGGAGCCCTGGTGGACAGTTCTCAAACTGTCGGGTTCTTACGGTAATAATTCGTTATCCAATTGAGCAGAATTAGCCGATTCTCATTAGAAAGAGTTTTCTCCATTGAGACCCCATCCCAATATTGGTATCCTTGTGGGGTTATACTCCAGTCAAAACAAGAGTTAAGATGTTGAATATCTAAAGAACCAGAAAGAATCCTAAGAATGTCGGGGGGATCAAATTTTAAAACCACCGTATCTGGAGGATAAAAATCAACAGACTCGAAACATCTCTGACGTTGTTCCTTGAGAGATACGAGTTTATTTTCGCACGCTTTAATTTCTTTGTTGATTTCTAGAATGTTCATGAGATGCTGTGGGTGACGTTTCTTATTATAAGGTGTGCCTGGGCCTAGTCGAGATTTGGGTGGACAGTATTATTTTTGGCACCCACAGCCGGCCTTGGCCTTATAATAGTTTACAATCCATTTTAGAATGATGATTGTATCTAGAGGATCAAGAGTAGGGGCATATGTTCGTTGTCGCCAATATTCATCTCCTTGTGGGGTACTACTCCATCTAAATGCCAATCTAAGGCAATTTTTTCCATTAACACACTTTTCAGCACATACTGGATTAAACCCTTCGGGAATAAAGCTATCCTCTAAAGTTTTCTTTTTCTCAATGAGACTGTCGAGTTCTTTTTGAAGATCTTTGATTTTCTCGTTAATCTGATTAATTTGATGGTAGTCCATAATTATAAGGTAAGGGTGGGCCTAGTCGAGATTTTGGTCAATTATGAAGAAGGCTTTCATAAGGTTCCTTTATCTTTACAGAAACCTGTTCGCTTCCTTCTAGATTTAGAAGTTTGTGCCAATCTAGCTGATCTAGATGAAGGTCATCATAAGACTCAACATCTAGAATGACGACCTTATGCTGTTTCCTTGGAATATTCATGATACTAACATGCGTTCGTTGATATAAAATGCACGATCCTCTAGTTCTTCTTGTAGAAGATCGTCGAGATTCATATAATCCCCATCGAGATCTCCGGGGTCATTATATTCGTAGCCTTCAGTGGTATATGCCTCGAAATCCATAAGTCCTCTGTGTCCAAGTCGTTATTATAGGAGAAACCTATGAGGTATGTATGGGCCTTATGCCAGTTTTTTAAGTGTCCCTGGTAGAAATTTTCGCGGGCCTGGGTGTGTTATAGAGGCCCGTGTGAGTTCTTGCGGGCTTAGTCCACAAGTCCCAGAGGGGTTTATAAGATCATTTAGGCATTATAAGGACATTATAAGGGTATGTTTATAAGGGAATTATAAGGCTATTATAAGGCTATTATAAGGCTATGTTTATAAGGATATTATAAGGCTATTATAGGTATGTTTATATGTTTATAAGATCATTTAGGCATTATAAGGCTATTATAAGGGTATGTTTATAAGGGAATTATAAGGCTATTATAAGGCTATGTTTATAAGATCATTTAGACATTATAAGGCTATTATAGGTATGTTTATAAGATCATTATAAGTCTATTCACATAAGATTTTTTTATCATTTAACGTCCTAACAAAAACACAGCATTATATTTTTTAATACATTTTTTAATACATCAATTCTTCTCTTATACTAGCAACCTGAACTCTTGTAATTGGATCCCAGGAACTTGCTCCGAGTGCTCTTGAATATAAATCCCTTCTTTTTCTTCTTCCTTTCTCAGTATCAGTTGCTCCAATCATGACCTCAGATGCCTTTCCTACAATCTTATCCCCCCTATTTCCACCTACATTTTTCACTTCCTGGGGTAGTTCCCTAACAACCCTATTGTACTCCTTTCCCCTACTAACTAACTCTTTTGGATCATTTTTCATATAACTACCCCTAGGTAAAATATCTACATTATGAACACCTCTTCTAGTACGACTTCCTCCAAGTTGTCTTCTTAATCTTCTTAAATATAAGGATCTTTCTTGAGTTGATCTCACTCCATTACCATACATTCTTTCCTTTACTTTATCAGGAATCATATCTAGGGCATACGAGGATTGGGATGGATATGAAGATATAGCGGTTTTAGAGAATTTATTCTTTTCATCTGTAGAATTAAATCTTATTCTATTACCACCTTCCTGAGATCTATTCATTCCAGCCCTACGAAATGCGGCCCTAGTTGAACTATCTTTTCTTTGGCGTTCTAGACCTACAATACTTTTACTTGGACCTACTGTAAGTTGTTTTTTATAACCAGTAGATCTAGGTCCAGGTAGCAAGGAAGATAATCTTCTAATATTTCTAGCAGATCTAAGGGCTCTCAATACTACACTTTCACCGAATGGCTTTTTTCTTTTAGACCTCATTAAATCATACAAGGCCCCGGCACCAGTAAGGGCAGCTCCAGCCAGGGCAAGTCTTCCACGAAGTTTTGGTGTTATTGGTCTAAAACGTTGAACTGATGATCTAATTGGAGGTGAAATAATAGATGGTCTCGATGGTTTGGCAGGTGCAATTTTACGGGGTTCTGTTTGGCGTGGAATTGGCTTATGCTGTCTTGTAGCATCTAATCTTGCGCGAATCTTACTACTAAGATCCACTATACTATCTTCTGCAGCACGGGCATCTATAGGTTTAGTTCGTAATACTCCTTTTGCGGCTTGGCGGGATGAGGGTTCTCTTTCTACCTTTGCATATTGGGCACTATCAAAGTCAGCCATATCACCGAATCCAGCATACTTTGAATAAAACTTAGCTCTTGTATTTCTGTCACTTGTATCATTAAATTGGGGATAGTTTGATAATACAGAATTATAAGGAAGACGAGGCGACACCTGTTGCTTCCACATACGAGTAATATCCCTAACTACCCTTCTGGATTTTCCAGGATTAGCTCCATCTCTTCTTCTATTTTTGTTGGTCCATGTAACATCATATTCGGGCTTACCCATAACAGTAGAATTTAACCTAGATAATTGCATTGAATATCCACGTTTAGTATCTGTCACTTCTAGATTATCGCCTCCTTTTCCTTTCACATCATAATTAGAATCAGGGGTTAAATTAAAATTAGGATTATCTGCCCCGTGTTTTACTTTTGAGTAAGTGTTACGACGTTGCCTTTCAATACGAGACTCTGCATCCGGGGTTTTCTTATCTGGAGAGGATCTTTTGAATTCTCCTTTCTGTCTATAGGTAGAAGAAACTGCCTTACCATATGGGGTTTTTCCTGATTGTAGAGGTTCATCTGGTTGATAATATCTCTCTGCAATTTGTATAAACTCTGAATAAGTAACCATCGGTGCAAGTGTCTCTAATAATTACTATTTATTTTTTAAAATGAATGCGATTCCCTTAGATAAAAGTATAATTTCTTCGGTAACATTAGGATTGTATAGAACCCCATCACGAACCTGAGAAAGAAGATCAGAAGCAAGTTCTCTAAGAGCCTCAGGTGGAGTAGAAGGATTTAGTGCAACCAAATGACGAATAACAGAATCAGAATCCATAGAAAGGATGCCTAGAGTTTCTGGTAGAGTATCTGGACTGTTTGCCAAAATCATTTTTCAAGATAATTCATAAAGAACAAAATCAAGGGCCATTGATAACATGATAGCATCCTCCGGGGACTTTGGATTGTGCCGAACTTCATATCTTACAAGAGGAAATTTATCACCAGCAAGCTCCATAAGAACATCCGGTGGAGTATTGGGGTTTTGGGCAACATAATTCCTGACAGAAACATCTTTATCACAAGCAAGCTCCCTAAGAGAATCTGGAGGAGTATTAATATTCCTAGCGACATTATATCTCACATGATAATCTTTATCACCAGCAAGAATTGATAGGACCTCTGGGGGACAATTTGGGTTATTTGCAACTAATTCCCTAACATAAGGTTCCTTGTCTCCAGCAAGCTCCCTAAGAGTTTCTGGGGTTGTATTAGGATTCCTTGCGAGATCAAATTTTACACTATCCATAATATTGAATAAAATCAAGGGCCTTTGCTAACATGATAGCATCCTCCGTGGCATTTGGGTTTCTTACAATTGCCCTACGATGAAATGTAGATTTACCACCAGCAAATTCCATAAGAACATCCGGTGGAGTATTGGGGTTTTGGGCAACATAATTTTTGACAGACTCATAGAAATCCCCAGCAAGCTCCCTAAGGGCCTCTGGAGGGGTTTTGGTGTTATTGGCTACTTCTAGCCTAACCGCCGAGCGACCATCCTTTGCAAGCCTCCTAAGGTCCTCTAGTGGGGTTCTGGTATTATATGCCACGGAACTGCGAACACTAACATTCTCATCCCCAGCAAGAATTGATAGGGCCTCGGGGGGACATTTTGGGTTATCTGCAACATATTTCCTGACAACCCAATATACCGAATGAGCAAGATTTAATAGAACCTCTGGTGAGGTTCTGGGATCCTTAGCGAGATCTAACAAATAACTATAATCCATACATTAGGTCCTCCATGAAACTAATGGCCCTGACCAGTATGATAGCATCCTCCGGGGCACTTGGGTTGCGTCCGATCCAACGACGAACCAGTTCATCCTCATCCCCAGCAAGGGTCATAAGAACATCAGGTGGGGTACTAGGATTAGAGGCAACTAAAGATCTGATCCATCTATAATTTGACCTAGAAAGTTTCCTAAGGGTGTCCAAGGAATTATTGGGATTTTGTGCTACTGTTCTTAGAATCCAGTAATCACTCTCCTTACTAAGAATTTCCAGAATTTTCTGGGGTGTATTCTTGTTAAATGCAACCCTTGTCCGAACCGAATTATCGAGATCCTCACTAAGAATTTCTAGGATTTTTGGTGGACAATTAGGATTACCTGCTACCTTATAACGAACACTAGAATTATCATCCCTAGCAAGAATTGATAAGGTCTCGGGTGAGGTATTTGGATCACCAGCAATTTTATATTTGTCAAGATAATTCATGGTGTAATGTTTTTAATAGATCCAATAAAACCAATGGCCCTGGTTAACATTATAACATCCTCTGTGGCCTTGGGGTTCAATATGACACCATTCCTTACCCACCAATCCCCATCCCCAGCAAGGGTCATAATAACATCAGGTGGGGTACTAGGATTAGAGGCAACCATACACCTTACACGCTCAGCTGCATCTCCAGCAAGTTTCCTAAGAATGCCTGGAGGTGTTTTGGTGGTATTGGCGACTACAGCCCGAACAAGCCAAGAAGTATCCTTACTAAGGATTTCTAGGATTTCCGTTGTGACAGAAGGATTAGTTACAACATCACATCGAATATGAATGGTAATATCTCTAGAAAGACTTAATAACACATCAGGCGATGTATTTGGATTCCTAGCTAGCATCACCCTTTGAATAAATTTCTCATCATAGTAGCTCATAAGAACCTCATAGATATAATAAAATTAATGGCCCTGGCTAGTATGATAGCATCTTCCGGGGCCTTGGGATTGTTTATAACCTTGCCACGAACTAGACTACTACTATCTCTAGCAAGTTCCATAAGAATATCTAATGGTGTATTAGGATTAAAGGATACTGCCCTTCTAACGTCCCAGGAAAAATCTTTACTAAGAATACAAAGAATCTCAGTTGTTAAATTGGCCCTATGTGCAAGGCACAGTCGAACTGTGGGAGAGGTATCCCTGGTAAGTTTTATGAGATCATTTGTTGGTGTATTGGGATTCCTTGCAATATGACAACGAACCCAAAGATTATGATCCTTAGAGAGACGTGATAACATCTCAGGTGATGTATTTGGATTGTTAGCTAGTCTTATTTTTTTTGGTATAATTCATGGTTAAGAATAAATTCGGTGACCTTTACTCTCATAATAACTGTTAACAATAAAATCAGTTGCCCTTACTAGCATAATAATGTCTTCTGTTGCATTTGGATTGTGTAAAATAGCCGAAGAAATACTACTACAGGGTGGTGCCTTACTAGCAATTTTCATAAGTAACTCTGATGTAGTTTTAGTATTACGGGCTAACCAATAAAGAATACGAAGGTCAATGTCTTTAGAAAGTTCTGTAAGTATATCCTGTGGTGTATTAGGATTGAATGCAACATTAGCACGAACTTCCTCACATTCATGTTTAGATAGTTCCCTAAGAACCTTTGATGATGTAGTGTATTTGGCAGCCTTCCATGCTGCCAACCTTTCTTTTTCTGCCCGGTTCATGATTTCCACATCTCATTAACAATAAAATCAGTTGCTTTTGCTAGCATAATAATGTCTTCTGTTGCATTTGAATTTCTCATGATACAATAACGGACCATCCAATCATTATCTGTAGAAAGTCTTAAGAGAACATCTTGGGGTGTATTTGGATCTTTTGCTACAAAATAGCGAACATCAGGGTCATCATCACAAGCAAGAATTGCAAGTGTTTCTTGTGAGGTGCTTGGCTTTTGTGCGATTTGAATTTTATCGTAACCACTCAATTGCATTTTTTTCTCCTCTGATTCAGAATAAATGAAACTTGGTGTTCCCGAATAAATGTAACTGCTTTTGCTAGCATAATAATGTCTTCTGTTGCATTTGAATTTCTCATGATACAATAACGGACATGACTAAGATCATCTTCTGCAAGTTTTTTAAGAACATCGGTGGGTGTGCTTGGGTTTTGTGCTACAAATCCTCTAATAATATACTCAAATATCTTAGAAAGATCTCTAAGAACCTCTGGTGGTGTATTTGGATCCTTGGCCATAATAATTAAAGGATTTTTACTCATGGTCAAGACTAAAAATGCAGGTTACCCTTATTATACTAGAATAAACCGACAGGCGGCAAAGGCAATGTGCCACTTAATGAGGTGTCCTTCTGTTTAGAAAGATACCTCTATATTATTATTAATCTATGTCATACACCACACAAAATTAATAGCCTTGGCTAGCACGATAGCATCCTCAGGCGCATTTGGGTTTTTCAAAACCCACCGACGAACATCCCCGTTTTCATCGCCAGCAAGGCTAATAAGAACATCAGCCGGCGCGTTGGGATGCTTTGCAACATATTCACGAATGAATGAACATTCACTCGTATAAAGAATCTTAAAAACCTGCTTGGGTAGGGTGGGCCTTCTTACAAGATGTAATCGAATGCTAGGGTGATGAGTTTGAGCTAATTTTATGAGAATATCACATGGAGTATTTGGATTTTGGATAACGGCAAGCCTAACCTCTAAAGATTTATCATTAGAAAGTTTTTTAAGAGTCCTTGGCGGAGTGTTAGGATCCTTGGCTGCCTCTATTTTTTTAGAGTGATTCATAGATGACGAGAAACAAAATCGATAGCCTTTGCCAATATGATAGCATCATCCGGGGCTGATGGGTTTTCTAAAACCCAAAAACGAACAAGCCAAAAATCATCCCCAGCGAGTTCTACAAGTTTTTCTTGTGGTGTGTACGGGTTTCGTGCTGCCCTGATTTTTTGAATGGAACCGTGATTCATTTTAAAATGCTAGTGGTTTCTTAGAATAAATTCTGTGGCCTTTGCTAGAATGATAAGTTCTTCTGTAGCTTTGGGGTTCTCTATAACACTATCCCTCATCCAGGGGGATCTATACATTGCAAATTTCATAAGAACATCTAGCGGTGTGCTAGGATTGCTAGCAACTTTACAGAGAACATCCAAATCAATATCACCAGATAGTACCTTAAGTACCTCTGGGTCTGTATTGGGATTACCTGCAACTGCAGAACGAACAAACCAAGATTGATGCAAAGAAAGTATCTTGAGTATTTCTTTTGGTGTACTAGGGTTTCCAGCTAATTTTATTTTTTCTTTAAGAGTTGTATAGTCCATTTTTAATAATAAATGAGGTTCCTTTTGCCGTCATAATAATCTCTTCTGTTGCATTTGTGTTGTTTATAACATGAGTACGAACCAATGAGACACGGTTCCCAGCAAGTTTCATAAGAACTTCTGCTGGTGTATTTGGATTGCTTGCAACAACACCGTGAACAACAGGTCCATCATAATCGGACAATATAGATAATATTTGTGGAGTGGCATTGGGATGTTTTGCAACTCTCCAATAAATCGAACCCATGCTATTTTTAGAAAAAATAAGAATCATAAGAGCTTCTGCTGGTGCATTTGGATTTCTCGCAACCTCCATACGAACATATCCATCTTGATCCCCAGCAAGGAAGGTAAGAAATTCGGGTGGAGTGAGTTTATTTTTTGCAACCTGCAAACGAACTTCTGTACGACTGTCATAAGCACGGGCCTTGAGGTATGCAATTTTGTACTCTTTGTCGTGAAAAGGATTCATGAGTTGCAGAGGTAAAGTTTTCTAAAGAATTAGGTAAATTGAAATCTATTCTCAATAAATCCAGTTGCCTTTGCTAGCATAATAATCTCTTCTGTTGCATTTGGGTTGTTTACCACGGCACCACGAATCCAAAAATTTGAATGGGATGAAAGTAAATAAAGAGCCTCTTGTGGAGTGTTAGGATTACAAGCTACAGAGTAACAAACAACTTCTGCATAATCATAAGCAAGTTCCCTAAGAACACTAGTAGGAGTGTTAGCATGAGCTGCTACCTTAGAACGAATATTAAAATCTACATCCTCTGCGAGAGTGGTAAGAATTTTAGAAGAGGTGTTGGGATCTGTACAAACTGAACAAAGATCTAAAAATTCTTGCACAGTTCGATTTTTAGTGTTCTTGTAATTCTGAAGAACATTCATTAGAAACTTTATTCTCCAAAAGATTTGTAAGTAGCTAAGGTACTTTTAATTGAATGTTGAGTTGCAGCTCGCTGGGTCATCCAGGCAGTCAGCAATTGCTTTGAAATTTCTCTCAGTTTTTCAATGTCATCGCATTGGTCGATAATCATGTTGAACTTCGCAATTTCAAATTTCTGACTAGTGGTAAGTTCCATAATACTCACTCTTCAGGTTCGATTGTGCTTGTGAGACCCTTGGATTTAAGACCCTCACAATAAAATTCTGCTGGCTCAATGTCGCAGATCTTAACAAGACCAACTCCAGTAGTATGAGCAGTAAACATAACATGGATAGCTTCTTGCTCGCTCAGTTGGGCAACTTCCATCAAACAAAGAGCAACATATTCTGGAAAATTGTGATCATCATTATGAAGCAGAACCCGATAACGAGGTGCTGGCTTTTTAACAACTTCAGATGATTTATCGACAACATTAGGAGCATCGATTGTGAGAGGCATGAGTAATAGAAAGGTTTGACTACCTCTTAATCATAGCACCGTTTCATGGGCACCACAAAGCCCCTGTGCCACTTTTAGAATTGGCGCATTTCTTTAATAAAATTAATAGCCTTTACTAAAACAATAATCTCTTCTGTAGCTTTCGGATGATGCATAACATTAAGGCGAGTCAAATAATCCCCATCCTTTGCAAGAATCATAAGAATCTCGGGTGTTATATTGGGATTTGAAGCAATGGCATCCCGAACGGATACATTATTATCACTAAAAAGTTTTTTTAGAACATCCATAGGTGCATTATTGTTTAGTGCAACCCAGTACCGAACCCATGCACATTCATCACCAGCAAGTTCAATAAGAACCTCTACAGGTGTATCTAAACTTTTTGCTAATCTAATTTTTTTGCTTAGAAAAATTGGGTTCATTTGATACCGTTTTTTAACCCTGAAATAAAATTAGTGGCATTTACTAGCATAATAATTTCTTCTGTTGCATTTGGGTTTCTTCCAACCCAGTAGCGAATAGATGGAAGAGAATCTGTAGCAAGAATCCTAAGAGCTTCTAAAGGTGTATTTGGATTGTCTGCAACATAAGTACGAACCAAGGATTCAGAATCCTTAGAAAGTTTAATAAGAACTCTTGCTGGGGTATCTAAACTTCTTGCTAATTCAATTTTTTTGTCAAAATAATTCCAATTCATTTTTACAATAGTTCCAAACAGACCATCCTTTAATAAATTCAATAGCCTTTACTAAAACAATAACCTCTTCTGTAGCTCTTGAGTGTTTTATAACACTTTTTAGAACCCAATAATCCCCACCCTTTGCAAGAATCATAAGAATCTCAGCAGTTATGTTTGGATTTGTAGCAAGAGTATCCCGAACAGACACATCACTATCACTAGAGAGTTTTTTTAGAATATCGAGAGGTACATTGATTTTTCGTGCAATTTCAATCCGAACCCATCTATCATCATCATTAGAAAGTTCAATAAGAACATCGACGGGTGTATTGGGGTTCCTTACAGCTAGATAGCGAATGTAGGGGTCATCATCGCAAGCAAGTTGCCTGAGGATTTTTGGTGATGTATTTGGGTCTGAGGCTATTTCAAGCTTTTTGTTATAATCGTGGTTCATGTGATACCATATTATAGAGAAAGTAAAAGCCTCCAGAAAGGAGGCTTTGTTACTCAGGCTTTGATCAGAATATTAGTGAGAATGCTGTCACACTGATTGCGTTCTTCTGAAGAAAGTGAACTGTTGCTCATACCAACCACTTGCTTGATATGAATCTTCTTTTTCTTCAGTTTTTCATAGTCAAGTTCCACGGTGAATTTAGGTGCCTCATTTTGTTCGATGAGAATGATGGCACTCTGCTTCTTTTCGATAGCATCTTCATAGGAAAGAACGCAGTTGTGAACTTTCTTACCCCAAAGGGCAAGCTCAAGGGTATCCTTAGGTTGACGAATATTCCAACCATCATTAGTAGTCACTGGGCTTGGAAGAAACTCGTTATCATGATCTTTGTTATCAATCGTGCTTTCCAGGAAAAGGAAAGAAACATGATCATGAAAATCTAGAAGTCGCCAACGCTTAGGACGAGTGATTGTTGCGTTCTTTTTATACAGCTTTTGCAGCTGGCTAAAAGTGTCCCTAAAATATTGATCAGTTTGAGAATAGCTGGTTTTTTTGTATGCCTGAACGATCATGTTGAAGAAGGTCTTAGAACTGATCTCCTTAGTAAGCCACTCCCTAGATGCCTCATTATCCATATAACGGAACGAAAACAGCTCCATGATGCGGTGATATGTTTGATAATGATTAATATCAACGTCTTCCCAAACCTTACTCAGGACGAGGTAATTGTTGATAAAATTAACGATCTCAAAAAATGGAACGACTTCAGAAATATTCTTAGATTTGAAATAAGTCTTGAAATAAGGCTTATTGAAAAAATCTTTGTTTTGACTTTCTTTGTACCCTGAAACGTACTTGATGATACTAGAAAAATCCTTCTCAAAATCTTTTGTAAATTGAACGGGGGAAGTAACAGCCATAGTAATTTCGTTTGGACCTCTTTATAATACAGCAAAGGAAATGGGTTGTCCGGTTAAGGTGTGCCACTTATTGAGCTGGCACAGTCAATGAAAAAACTTAAAAGGACATTTATTGATTCCAATAGAAGAAAATAAGGCTTTCTTCCAACTAAATGTAGTGTTCTTAGAATCTAAAATGTTTTTTACAACATTAGAAGCGTTTGTTTCTCTATACTCAAAATATTCTTTTAAAATCCTACTTGTTTCTGTGGGATCTTTTATTTTTTCTAAAATAATGCCATCATCAAAGTTCTGGGTGTAAAATGATACCCTAAAAAGAGGATCATCTTTTTCAATTATGACTGGTTTGTTTACATCAACAATAGTGAAGGCATTGATAGAATTTCTTGGCCAGGTTGAAAGATTGAACCATCCTCCTACCCCAATGAAATTATTATTCAAGGCAGTCAATGGATGATCTCTGTACTCAAACCATACATTTTCTTCTTCAGTGAAGAATAACAGGGATGGAACTTTTAATTGAACTACTGGAAGCTGAGAACTCAAGTGTTCCTGATCAAAAATTAATATGTCATTGTTATCTGATGCAATTGCATTTGTAAGTGGATTATATTCTAACTTGAAATCAATAGGAGAGCAACCCACGAAGGTTCTATTCGTTTTGTGGTTAAAAACAGGACATTTAGTATAAATGAAATCATCACTAAAAAAATCTCTTTCTCTATGGAGAAGATAATCTCCATACAAGTTTTCATAGCAATCAACGTAGTAAATTTTTCTAGTGGACATATCAGGTTTTAAAACTTAAAATAAAAGAAGTGGCTTTGGCCAACATAATAACATCTTCTGTTGCATTTGGGTTTCTTTCAGCAAGACAGACAACAAAAATATCAGAATCATTAGCTAATCTCATCAAACTATCTAATGAGGTATTTTTATTACTTGAAACAACACGACGAACTATAATATCTTTATTCTCAGCAAGTTTGCTAAGAACCTCTTTTGGAGCACAAGGGTTCCTTGCGATATGATAACGAACCAAATCATTATCATCTACAAGAACTGTAAATACATCAACTGGGGTGTTTCTGTTAGATGCAACAAGACAACGAATATTAGTAGATGTATCCCCAGAAAGTTCTCTAAGAACTTCTGGAGCAGTATTGTGATCGTCTGCTAATTCTAATTTTTCATTCAGACTCAAGTTCATAAGTATTAACAATAATATCGATCCTTTACAGCTTCACCAATGACCAACAAGAATAAAATCAGTTGCCTTTGCTAGCATAATAATGTCTTCTGTTGCATTAGGGTTTCTCATGACATTTCGACGAACGTACCAATCATCATCAATAGCAAGATTCATAAGGATTTCCACTGGCGCGTTTGGGTTTAATGCAACAGGGAAACGATGAAGTGCAAATTTACCACCAGCAAATTCCATAAGAACATCTGGTGGTGTATTGGGGTGGCTTGCAACACGATAACGAACACTATAATACTCATCCCTAGAAAGTTCCTCAAGTACTTCTGGAGAAGTATTGGGATTTTGTACTAATTCTAATTTTTGATCGAGACACAAGTTCATAAGTATTAGAAAAATTGGTAATTAAAAAAGCCATCATTAAGATGGCTTTCGGCTGATTCATGTGGCCCGCTTTTTGGCTCGCACTGCCCTTTGGGCGTCATTAATAGTAGCATAACCAGAAAACGTATCAGACTCGTTTGAAATGTCCCAAAGGTTGTTATCTCCAGGAGAAATCTTCCAGCCCTGATAATCTCGCACAGTGCGAGCGGGTTTGCGTCCACGAATAGCGGGAGCGGTTGGAGCGGCAGCACCGGGACCAGGAATCGGCACTTCAGCACTGGGGTCATGGATGGGCAGGGTCTCAATAGCGGTGGTCATAATAAAAGTTGTGGTGTGTTTTGGACTCTCTTAATTTAACAGGGCTTTGAGAGTGGGTGTGGGTTGCTGTGCCACTTAATGAACCGTCCATTTTTCCAGATTTTGAATCAATGAGGCGGCCTTAGAAAGAATAATTAATTCTTCTGTGATATTTGGCCTGCGACTAACGTAAGCCCGAACATACCAAACATCATCACCAGCGAGATTTTTAAGAATTTCGTGTGGTGCATTTGGATTACGCACAACGACTCCGCGAATAATCCAATCCTCATTAGAAAGAATCATCAAGGTTTCTGGTGGTGCATTTGGATTACATGCAACTTTTTCACGAATAGTCCATTCCCCATGATTAGAGATGGCAGAAAGAACATCTGCCGGAGTAGTTGGGTCTAAGGCTTGTTTAGAAATTTCAAAGTAATTCATGTAGAAGATTCTCCTTTCAAAAAGTTAGGGTTTGCTTTTGTATAATTTCTAACGTATGAATCTACATCATCAGAAAGCCTCCTAAGAGTTTCCTGGGAAGTATTGTTATGCCATGCAACCGCTCCACGAATAGTAGGGCTAGTGTCATCAGCAAGTTCATCTAAAATTCTTTGGGAAGTGTTAGGATTTTCTGCCAATTTGAATACTTCTTCTTCTGACATTTTCTCACATTCATACTCTTCAATGACCATGTTTTCATTCATAGTATCAATGAGAAGTTTATAAGAATTCAAGTCTGAACTCTGACTACCTTCAAATCCACCAGGATGCCAGCATTTTCTAATACTATCCATAAAAATATTAATTACAACCCCCATGATAACTCGCTTCATGATTTCTTTTGCTTCTTCAATTTTTCCTTCTGTCAGATATGTTCGCACAAGATTGCGAAAATCAATTGGATCAAAAGAGCTAAAAAGTGAAATAGAATACATAATACCATCAAAATAATCATATACTAGATTATTTTCAATAAACGGATCATAAAAATAACCATTACTTTGTTGAATACATTGTAACTTAGTTTCAATATAAGAATCTAGGTCATTGATAATATCCGCATATTTAACTTTTTGTCTGTAATCATCAATGACATAATCTTCAAGAATTTTGTCTACTGCATTTTTTTCATCATGACGAAATTTACTGGAATATTTTCATCATGTTTTGTGTTTATGAACAGCCTATCTTCTTTTATTGAATTAAAGAAAAGATCCTCATCAAAGGCATCTCTCTTTACCTCAATATCATGGTATTCGTTTTCCCCCAAAGGCATTTCAACAAGACATTCTTTAAGATGTTTGATAATTAGTTCAAACGCAATTCCTGTACTTTGTTTCCCACCGCCATATTCATCATAGATACTATCAAAAGGAAACAGCAAAGGATCATAAAGAAAATTGGAGTAAGAAACATTTTTATATTTTGGTTTTTTTAGCAGAAAAACATAAACAGGTTCTCCACCATAAATGTGCATCTGAGTGAGCCCGCAAGTTTTAAACCAGCATCCCATAAGTAATTCCTTTTATTGCATACCAATGCTATCACAGCTCAACAAAAAAGCGTCCCTGGAGGGACGCTTCTTAAACTGGCACAGCTTCAATGTCTAAAAGATCGTTTTAAATCAAATCCCTTTTGAATAATACGTTGCTTATCCGAAACTTGAACAGGTGGGCATGAATCTGGGGATTCCTTGATGACATTTCCCATAAAGTGCTCAATTTCCTGATAGATTAACTGAGGTGAAAGATATGAGGCAAAGCCAATTTCTGATAGGTTTGGAATCTTATCTTGTATTACAACCATATATTTTTTATTGAATGAATGTATTGATTGAATAACAAATACTGGTTGCTGAATTTGTTTGGCTATACTTACGGCATGACTATCAACTTTAAGATCTTTATAAGGAATATCAAGTTGATTTCTGAGGTAAAGTCTTAGATGATCTCTCCAAAAAGTTGTATTGTTTTGAACTTTTTGTTCTACTTCTTTAAATTGAGAATAGTTTCTAACGAAGAGTTTATAATCGATATTATCTCTAATATTTGTGGTGATTAAAGGAAGCAATTTCCCACAAAAGAATAGGGTTTTAAAACAATAGCCTTCTAATTCATAACGAGAGAATAAACTAATATATGAATTATATTCTACTCTAATAAATCCGTGTTCTCCTCCAGGAATACTATTCCTTACATAAACTAACCCGGGGTCCCCACCACCATACATGGTAGGAACCCAGTCATAGCAATCTTTGAATGATGATATGATCTTCATTTTTATTCAAAATCACAGGGACTATAGTACCAACTGTAATAAGAGCATACAGGTTTTTGTTTTTCTTTTTTTTGTGATTTAATATAATTTTTTAGGGCATCAAAGGCCGCTTCTCTGGAATAAAATGTTTTAGGAACTAGAGTTTCGCCAAAAGGGTCCCACTCAACAAAAATAGAATTCCATAAAAATCCAAAAGTTAGTTCTTCTGCGTAAAATAAATCACGAGTTGAAGTTCTACGCATTTTGATTCTAAAGTTGTTCATAAGTTTTAATCCGAAAGGGAGTCGTTTGATTCAAAATCAGAAAAACTATAGTACCAAAATTCTGATTTTTCTTCTTTTTTTTTAATTTAATGTATGTTTTTATGGCATCAAGGGCTCTATCTTTGCTATAATATGGTTTAGGTAATTCGTAGACCGTTTTATAAATAGAAGTCCAAAAAATCCTAAGAAATCGTTTTTCTGCGTAAAATACGTCACCGCGTTTTTTGATTCTAAAGTTGTTCATGGTAGTTCAATCAGAGAGGCAACCGTTTTCATCTAAAATTCCACCATGCCATCTTCCATTTGAATAACATCCAATATAAAGATTCCTGAATGAAATTTCAAAGGTTTCATCGCCATAGTCAGGCGGTGAGGTGGGTTTTGCAATATTATTCCAGCCAAGATAAAAGGAGCCGAAATGGATGTGTCCGTAGTTGGAATTGATAAAAAAGTAATCCATTTTAGAAGTCAAAGATGCGTTTCAATAAGATCTGCAATTTCTTTGAAGGACATACCCTCATCATTCAGTTCAGATAGTTTTTTTTGTTCCGAAGGAATTGTTGGATCTTCACAAACAAATCCTGCCCAATTTACTACGGATTCTGGCAAAAACTCTTGTTTACCTTCAAAATACTCCGCTGTAGCACCTGACTCATAGTATTCACTTTTTTCCCATTCCGTGTCACCAATTTCTTTAGAATAAAGGTCACACAAAACACCAAGGCAACAAAAACCATAAGGTGTTTTGAGGTGTCCTTGCGTCTGACTGTATTCGCCAGACCGAAGGGCATTGAGCCACATTTCTTTAACTTTAGGGTCCATAATAAGAATTTTGGTACAGGACTATTATAAGGGGAAGATTTCGATGGAGAGTTGGCTAGTGTGCCAGTTTGTTAGCTGTCACATGTCATCACGGTCACGAAATCCAATGAATACAGGATGCCGTGGAAGGTCCTTAACTCCTTGTGGGAAATACTTATATTTTACCAGTTGGTTAAGATACTTTTCTTTATTTTTCCAGATTTCATTTCGTAGATCATCATCGAGTCCACTTCCAATTTTTAATTCTTTTTCACCCGTCCTTACAATCAGGGCTCCAGTGGTATTCATAGGAACCATACCAGCAAGAGAAGAGGATCTTTTGGTGTATCCTAATGCATCTACCTCAGCCTCATTTTGATTACTGTATTTTTCTACAATATCAATAAGGATTCCTTCGTCATCTACAAAATGCTTAACCTTAAGAAGGATTCCTTCTTTTACAGTGGAACGTCCGAACTTATAGGTTCCCTTAGGATCCCTCAACATCGTTCCTTCATATCCATTATCAAGATAGATTTTATCTACTTCTAAAAGTTGAGTTTCTTCTTTTACATTTGTGCCTAATAGAATTTCATGATCAAAAGGCAATTTATTAAGTTTTAAGTCAGACAATTCAAGCATCCGAAGATAATATGGCTTAATATCTTCTTTAGGATTTACATAATCAAAAATCCAGGCTTTGAATTTTGGTTCTCCCTTGATTTTCATAATCGCAGAAGTTGACGATTGAAAGGTGTCCCCAGAAGTTAGCTCTCCATCAATCCCATCAGGAAGATTGTCAGATAGAAGACTTTGAATGTACTCATTGCGAATAGGCTTGAACTTTCTAGAAAGTGCAACTCCATCGACCATTAAGAATCTAATTCCATCAATCTTTGGAGTTGCTAGATAGGGAAATTTTGCTTTTTCTGGATCATAATTTCCTGCAAGCATTGGGGCTTTAATTTTAGGCATTTTAATAGTTCTAACGGAATTAAGGTTTAACAGTTAACTTTTCTGGGATAACTTGTTCAAAAGAGCCTGGAGGGCTTGCTTCCTCGATTTAATCCGGTTTTTACAGCAACCCTTGGTCTTTTTCTGTTTTCCAGAGTTTTTCTGCCAGTTGGGGGTGGTCATTGTTCTTTGGGCTATTTATTAAATAATAGCACCAAGAACCGCAAAGCAATAAAATAGGGGACAGTTTATGAACTGTCGCCTTAGTAAAAATTAGTCTTCAGTCTAACGAAGACTATAGTAAATCACATTTCCTTAACTAACAGTTTTACACCCTTAAACCGATTAACATTTCGGGCTTTAGTGTCAAGAGAAAGCACGCGATGAGTATTTCCGTTATTGTCCATAAGGAAATCGCCCACTTCTACAGAACCTTTGTCACCCTGAAAATGAACATCTCGGTGAGTGCGGTAGGTGTAGGGAACAACTTCCTCCAGGGCCTCCTTAGGGAGAGCATAGAGCTTTCCAGTTCCTTTTTCTTCAATGACCATCTGATTTGCCTGGTTAGTGGCCAGATAAGTGCCATAGGTCACTTCACCTTGGTCATTAGTGAAGCTGTAAAGGATCGATTGATTAGGTTGAGTCATTTGGTTGTCTCCTTGATAAAGTTTAATGTCTGTGAGGTAAGTGGTTCTATTGTTATGAAGGTATTCGCAATAATATCCTCCCCAAGAAGAATAACTTCCTAAATATTTTGCCGGGCGATGTGCGGAGGAATTAGTAGAAATTACAATATCGCCTTTGTTGAATGTTTTTTTGTTTGACATAATTTAATTATTATTGATTTTTATTCATAAGTTTTTACGACTTCTTCTTCAATGGGTTGTTTACCGTTAATTTGCCTATTAACCCAACTCTCTACACTAGATAAATTAACATCATAAGTGTTATCTACATCAATGAAAGGGTTCAGGCGACAATCAATCCATCGCCCAAATAATTTCATCTGAGCATAATAATAGTCATAAGAAGATACATAATCCCTAAAGGGTGATTTGTTGCGACGAACAATACGGTATTTCATCAGTTGTTACCAGTCAGACCGCCAGGAAGGAAATCCATATAAGAAAGTCCTTCCCACCAATTAGAGTTGTAGAGTTCAATTGCCTTTTCTTTACCAATAGAATTTTTAGGAGTCATAATTAGTTGTAAGTACAGAGTTGAGTAATGCGTCCGTATTGAATGCCTTCAGACCACTTGCCTCCAGCGTTCATACATGATTGTTTAGATGGAAAAATAGAGCTGCCATTAGCAATATTCACTACAATAGCAGCGAGAATGCCAAAAATAGCAACTACAATTATCAGTTCAACAAGAGTAAATCCTTTAGAGTTTTTCATATTAAAGAGGACGCCTTGGATAATCACCACAGTATTCCCGAATGTAATTGGGATCTACTTTTTCTAAACAACTTTTATATTCTTTACGATCATTTTGATACAGTTGATTCTCATAATGAACTTCAATAATCCTGCCAAGTGGAATTAATACAGTAGGTGAAGCAATTAGTAAACAACCGAAAAAAATTACTCCAAGAAAAAGTATTTGATCAGGTGAAGAATTTTTTAGGAATTTCATTTGAACATCTGGCCAATAAGAAGACCACCAAAAACAATAACAACAAGACCAAGCACAATCAGCAAACTGATCCAAATAGGAGACAAGACCCAAATCCAGGGCCAGGTGATATATCCAGTCAGTTTCAAACCGATAAAAAGAATGGTAAGCAATCCAGTAAATCCAATGCCACCAGATGATGATGAAGAAGAGTTGTTAGACATTACATCACAGTTTGAAAGGGGAAACAATGATACGAGGCTCAACATAAATAGGTCGGGTTTTACCATTTCCACTTGGATCAGAGCACATTACCCAAGTACCTTCTGCACTGGAAGGAGAGAAAAGACCATTTGGATCTGCCTGAGGAATAGAGGTATTACCCAAAGAACTTTCTTCAACTTTTTCTGGATTAGTATATTGGGTAGCAGCAGGAAGACCATACCCAATGGAGTTACACAGAAATACAGGACGACCAGTAGTTTCTGGAACAGTGTAAGTATAAGTTACCAGGCCATCTTGATCTCGCATCTCAATAATCTGCTTCATCAACTTACGTTCACGGAAGTTTTTGATCGCAGGCATACCAGTTTGAGCCGACCCCTCTTTCAAGATTCGTTCTTGTTGTGATCGCTGAACATCATCAGAAGAAGGAACATACTCAATACAACCAGTCAAAGACAGCCCAAGAAGGGCAATCGTGGCGGTAGAGATAATAGTTTTCATTGGGGAAGATTAGAAATAAAGGATTGAAGGTCGGAAGGCATTGCATCGGCAGGAACTTCTGCAGCACGATGACGAATCACATCGGCAAGTGCTTTTTTATGTTCGGGCGATGCCTTAATGTATTCAAACTGCATATTTTGCAGTTCTTGAACTGCTCCAGTACGGAATGACTTAGAACGCTCGAAAGTATTCCTCCGAACATCTTCACGCATAGGAGCAAAGACAGAGGTAAAGATGATTTCATGGTATGCAATGCCCCAGGTCAGAGCACCAATAGTAAGCACACCACCAAAAATAGCAAGAATGGGTTTCATTGGTGTTTTCGTGTTAACATGGTCATTATAAGACAGTTGAGGGCTCAGGTCCAGAGGTCTTGTGCCACTTTAGAAGCTGTCCTCAAAAGTCATTCATCTCTAAGTTTTTCACCCAGATCATAGGAAATAAGAACAGCAATAGTAATAAGGAGAGACCACCACACAGAAATGTTGAACAATGCAGCAACACCATTCTGCATTAAAACAGCCGCTGGAATTTGAAGAATTATACTAACAATAAAATTCATTAGAGGTTCAATTTGGAACTATCCTACTATAAGTCAAAAATCCCAACCTTGCAAGAAGACTGGGACACTTTAAAAACTGGCTCAATTAAGAGAGCATCAATTCAAGATTTTCAGAGAATCTGGTATTTTGCCCAGGATAACCATAAGGATTACAGAGAACTCTACATTGCTCAATAGAATAATCAAAGAAGTTGTGACAATGACCATGAATCCAATATTTGATTTTTGGATTATCCATTATAAACTCATCAAGATTATTGCAATATGCACCATTAATATCAGAGTCCTTAAAGACCTCAGGAATTGATCTATTACTAGGAGCATGGTGGCTCACAACGAACACATTATCTCCTGCTAGTTGCAAGGCACTTTTCAAGAAATTCATGCTACTTTTATGAGCCTTCAGGGTATCGGAAGGATTTAGCTTTCTATAATTAGATCCAATTCTAATAGACCTGTAATCATTCATTATTCTTTGAGCATCAAACATTTCTATTGGATTTTCATTATTAAAGTTTGTCCAAAAGGTAAGTCCTATAAAATGCCATCCATTGTGATGCAAAATCTCATTATTTAATAGGAAAATATTTTTAGGAAGATTTTGCTTAATTACCGAAGGAGTTGATTCATAATTATAACCATAATACTCATGATTACCCATTACATAAATGACTTTTTCGTAATTGTCGCTACAAGAATTTAAGAAGTTGTTATAGACTTCTTTTTTGTATCCATCTGTTTTGAAGTGCTTTGCATTGAGAATGTCCCCCGCAAGAATAAGTACATCCCCAGTTCCTACAGGATATACCTGACATGCAGAGCAGTCTTCAATATGAAGGTCACTGAGAATTTTTACTTTCATTTCAACGAGAGTTTAGGTATTGAACAATAATAATAATTACTGGACCGGACAAAAAGCCGAGAAAAAAGCAAGAAATGTAATGCCTGAGTTTCATTTATTTAATCCAAAAGTTGACTACATTATCAATGGCTTTTTTATATTCTTCTTCTGTTTTATCATTTTGCAGTTCTATGGTTTTAATGTTATCTAATTCAATGTAGGATCTACTGTCCCCATCAAAAGTTTTTCCTGGTCGTTGAATTTTAACTAATAGCACATTTTCAGCTCCAAACAAATCGGCAACTGGATATGCTTCGGAAGAGAAACCACTGTCGCTGCAAACATAAAAGTTTTGCTCTGGGTTTTTGTTTATTTGACCTTTTAGGTAATTGACTGCAAGCATACCAAAGATTTTATTATTCCATTTAACCTTGAACCATTCTTCGCTCAATGAAATCTGACATTCGACATAACTTTTGCCAAACAATAATTCAGATGGTTCTGTTTTGATTGTTTCAAGATAATCGACTTGTTCATCACTTAATGAAAACATGGTTTTGATTCCGGCTTTCATAGGATAACTAAACTTGAAATGATGGGCTCCATATTTTTGATGACAATAAATCGAAGCAGTATCTTTACCAGAGTGTCTGGGGCCATTAAACAAAATAAGTTTTCTTTCATTGTTGATTTTCATGTTGTTCTATCTCAAGATAAAATTGATGGTATTTAAAGGTTCTGGCAATATCTTTTTCACTAACACCCTTTAGCCTACGAATATCACTATTATGACGCAAATCACATTTTTTAACTTTCATTGCATCTCCACTAGAAAGAACCTGTTTCTTATACTCATCATAAGATTGTCCTCTCTGTTTGGTGAGTGCCTTAATACCGTTAATGATTCTATCGGTAAATCCAAGTTCTTTTAGTTGAACATAGGTTACATCAGTATCCTCAATTAGATCATGTCCAATTGCAATACACTGAAGTTCCTCATCATCCGTGCGAAGATAGTGCATAACTTTCAATGCATGGAGGATATACGGATTACCACCACGATCAAATTGACCACTGTGACTATTTGTAGCCAACACAATCATTGTATTAAGAAGTTCACCTTTCTTAATAGTTTTTTTATTCTCGTTAGTCATGGTCTTTGGAAGAAGATGATCCATTATAAGGCATACATCGACCTTCAGATTAAAAAGTAGACAGTTTTCAAACCGTCTACTACAAGGTAAATAAGACTCTAAAGATTAGAGAAAGAAAGCTCATAATAATAAACACAGGCCAAATTAAGGCAAAAAGAAAGTATATTGGGCTGATATAATTATTTTTATCATACGGATTTGCCCTATAAAGACTAAAGGCAGAAATTATAGTCATTATAAAATAAAATATAATGTATTCTATTTTAGTTGTTAAGAACATTTTTTAAAAAAGTAACAATTTGTAATTTACTATGAATTAAAATTGCTGCTATTAATAACAAATCTAAAATAATAACAATAGAAAAAATTAAGGCACTTTTATAGTTTGATGTATTCATAAGAAAAAGAGGGGACCTCAGGCCCCCTCAACAGCAACTTGGGCTTCAACTTTATTTAGTTCTTCTTGCTTAATCTGTTCTTCCCTGACTTTCATCAGATTAGAAAACAGATTTTCATACTCTTTCATTTCTTGATTATTAAGAGCAGCATTAGAAGACTTCTTAATTTGAGAAACTTCTAAGTTAGCTCCCCTAAGAACCAATTGAATTGTAAAGGTTGGAACATGATTCTTCATCGCCAAAACAATGAAGTGCCTTTTGTCTTTGATACCATTAATGTAGTATGTACCACCCACACAGTTCCTTGCCTCTCTCCCCCATAGGGCCAGTTGGTGAATAGAACTTGGTTGGAAAAACGTCCAATCATTATTGATTTTAATGGGCTGTGGAATAAGGTATTGAGGAAGGGGGCCATCCTTATTGTTCAACTTCCACTGTTCTGCCATGATGTAATCATGGAAGGTGTTGACCCTATACCTCTCTTCATATTTTAGATCTGGTTTTTTAGATAGAACTGTTCCTAGCATAGAAATACTATCCCTAAACAGATGACAATCCGTTTTTATCATATTAAATGCTGATTTGAACGGAACGTTTTTATTGAGCCATTCTTTAATTTTTCCGTTGAATGGAACCTCGAAACTAAGGGGTCTACGAGCAGTATCAATAAAACTAACTGAAAATAAGGAATTAATCTGATCTACTGAAAGATTGTCATAAACTTCTAAAATCTTAGCTACAAAATTGATCCTATAAATTAGGTCATTGATGTGATTATTAAAGGTATCCTGAGATTCGTTAGCCGGATTATTATAATAGCGATTAATAGAATCAATGGATTCATTAATTACTTTTCTAACATAAGGAGTATTGAATTTTTCTTTATACTTGTCTGCAAGCAAATCATAAAAAGTTTCAAGATTTAACTCATTTTCTTTAAACTTTTGATGTGTTGCAAACAGTTCATTTCTTAATCGTTTTTGAAAAAGTTCTTTATAAGGATTATTTGAAATTCTATGCATTAAGTTACTAATACTATCCCTATACCAATAGGCAGTATTAGTATTTTTCCAAGTTGGAACTTTTTTTCTGAGATGTTGGATCAACTCAGTATTGAAAGTAGAAGATGAACCACCATAAGAATAGTTATAGGTAGAATAGTATTTTCCTTTTTTTAAGTCCTCCAAACTAACTTTTTTGGTGAATTCAATGTCCTTTGGTTTTTTAGTTGCATTTAAAATTTCTTCAGTAACAACTTCATCTATATTAATATTGAGAGACCTAAGAAATTCCGAAAAAGCGGAATTATTTTTATACGAGACGATATTTCTTACATAAATTTTAAGACCCATCAAATAATTTTCATCATTTTCAATTATCCAAAATGAATACCAAAATACCCCAAAAAATCCCACGATTGCTTTTGGTTTATTGCTAATATTAACAATACTATCTTCTTTTCTATGATGAGATCGGGGAATCACAGAAACTTTTGTATGAATTCTATCTACAATGGTTTTTTGACCTTCAGTAGAAATGATATTAGTAGGCAACAGGTCATAAGGAGTGCCAAAGTTTTTAGGTTTTACAACCCTGGCTGGAGCAGGGTTTCTTGGGGGAGCTGTTAAATCTTTAGGTTTGGAAATGTCATACTCAGCAATTTCCTTATAAATTGTAGTTGGTACTTTGAAAGATAGTGACATGATGATTAAAAACTAGGAACAATTTTGAAATCTAAACAACCCTCTCGCTCTTTTAAAGTTTGCCAGAATACGGCATCTTCATACTTATAAAACTTAGCGGACTCGGTTTTGTAATAATTTTTTTTAGTATTTTTCTTTTTTAAATAAGAAATAACATACGTCATAGTTAGGTTTCTGATTCTTTTGGAAGTTTAATTTTTGACCAATCTTCTTTATAAACTAAAAGCGAAGAAGTGGATGTAAGTGTGATTGTCAGGTAAATGGAACAAATAAAATTAATAGTTCCTTGTATTTGGTCATAAATTACAGTCACTCCTTCGGAAAATGAGTTTTGAAAAGTCATCACAAACCAAAGTATCCTACGATTCTTGACTCCTCCTCATCTAGGAGAGCAAATGAAGGAGACTTAGAGATATTTTCTCTGAGTTTATTATAGTGTTGAACGTTTTGATCTTCATCATAGTCTGCAATAAGATCAAAGCATTCTTCGTTATCTTTTGCAATTACTTGGAAAAGTCCACCCTCGGACTGAGGGAAAGGTACGAAGTTTTCAACAAGATAAATGAATTTCATAGTTAGTAGTTAATTTCAGGGAGTTACAAGGGTGGACTGAATGAAAATGTGTTCTTCTGGGTGTAAAACCTCAACAACGCTCAGAAGATCCTCGATTTGGTCTTCATTCAGATGACCAAGAACATCGTCTGCGAGAGGAGTATCAAAGGTAACCTTACCATTTTTGGTGATATATGCCTCAAAAAGACCCTCAAGAGAACCCAAGGATCCCTCATCGATAACACCATTCATGAGTGTGTTTGTGTACCTGTAAATGGCAACTCCAAATCCATTTCGAAAAGTGTGTTTTGCATAGATTCCACCTTTACGACGATGAGTGTTGAAGTTTAAATCGGTGAATTTCATAATGATGACCTCAAAGCTTTGCTAGTGTAGACGATGATTTTTGTCACAGTGTTTTGTTGTGACAGATTAAAAACTGGACGGGGAGGGTTGCCCCTCCCCCAAAGGTTCAGCGGAACGCTTCACCGATTAGATCATACCGAGCATCATAGATGGCAGTATTCATCATATCAAGAGGAGTATATTCCCTACGAGAAAGAATAGACTTCATGATAGAAGGAGAACAACCAGACACCAGGCAGGTTCCACGATCATCGATCTTGATAGGAACATTAGCCGCAGCATTTACATTCCAGAAGACGATGCTAGGAATTTGGTATCCTGCATTTTGATACTGGATCTTGAGTGCTTCCAAGTTGGTGTTTCTACAAGCAGCATTAGAACCATTGAACTGCATATCAGAGATGATAATCAAGTTCTCAGGAAGGTCTTCTTGAGCCAGATTATTACTGATTGCACTATCAAGAATCAGCTTAACAACTGCCTGAAGGTCGGTACTACCCATATAGCTAGTAGAATTCTTAACACTATTCACCTTTTCTTCGATGGTATTTCCGCGCACTTGGGCAAGACGAGGAATAGAATCGAATGCAAGGAAGTTGTTTTTCCAAAGTCCGGTGTTTCGTTCGGCAATATAAATTGCCAGTGAAACAGATACATCGATAGGACGTAGATCACTCTTGTTTCCATAAGAGGAATACATAGAGCCGGATACATCACACAGAACCAGACCATTGAAAGGATTTCCTTCCATGTAGTCAGGAAGTGCCTTCCACTGAGAATCAAGAAGACTCTTTTCGGTGGCGCTCTGGGAAGCGGTGCGACCATAGTAACCGGAACTAATAAAAGGCTTCACAATATCATAAGGATACAAGGTGGAAGCATTGACTTTAGCCTTTCCTGCAGCAACATCCTGCACATACTTTTGATAGCGAGTGCTATCATGCTTCATGAAAGCCTTACGGTACATGAGTGCAGCGCGAGAAGGAAGTTTGTCATAGACAATTTCTTCCCAGTTTCGGGCACACATCTTTTGCTCAGGAATATCGAGTTGCTTACGCAGTACGCTAAGAGTCACACGATACATTTTTTCGGTAAGACCAAGAGAACTTGCAATCTTACGACCAATACGCTTCGACACCTTAGAAGATGCATTGATAGAAGGAAGCCACTTAGCAAGAAGCGAAATAGGCTTGCCAATATCAGTATCAAGATCTTGCTTCAGTTGGAACTTCACATGCTCAAGAACAGTGCTCCAGGCAAGGGTATCCTCCAAAATCATGAGATCATCCCAACGTCCATAATGAGGAACAGTGGAAACCAGCTTTTTAACAAGATTCTTGTCAATAGAAGCAAGTTCCTTCAGAAGGGTACGGAAAACCATACGCTCTCCCTGACCACCACGAACATCACGACCATAGAAGAGAATACGAGTTGCAGTCTCAGGATCCTCCTTGAAGGCATTGATAAAGAGTTTTTTAATTTGTGCTACATCGCCACGGGAAGAACCAATTTTACCGAAAAGGTCAAGATTTGCATTTTTGGTGGAAACATAAGCCTTTGCACCATTCCAAGTAGTAGTTACATTGGAAGATTCTTTGATAGCTTCGATCAGTTTGTTTGCCATAATTAAGCTCCTAGTTGATTTAGAAAGTTGCTGTTTCAACTTGTTGACGTTCCTACTATATGCTAGAAAAGAAAGTTCGACAAGCTAGATTGTGACGGTTCTTAAACTGTCACAGGTCTCATTCGCCAAGATTAAAGCGAACGAATTTCTTGACGTTGATGTTTTCGCCAAATTTTCCTGCGGTCATTTTGATATAGTCTTGTACAGTGACGGAACCATCTTTAATGTAGTTTTGATCCATAAGACAGAATTCTTTAAGCCTTTTGGCAATTCGACCTTCTACAATTTTAGCCCTAATATTTTCTGGTTTATTTGAAAGATCGTTCTTACCCATTTCGATATTTGTTTCGACCTCAACTACACTATCAGGTACTTGGTCAATAGAAACATATGCGACAGTGGGACATGCAGCAATTTGCATACCAATATTCCTTACAAGTTCTTGGAATTCATCAGAACGTGCGACAAAATCAGTTTCACAAAGAATCTCAACCATCACACCAATACGTCCGCCAGTGTGAATATAAGATCCAATTGTGCCTTCAGTCGTAGGGCGACCAACTTTTCCATCAGCAATAGCAATTCCCTTCTGACGAAGCCAGATAAGAGCTTCTGCTTCATTGCCAGAAGTTGCTGTCAATGCCTCTTTGCACTGCATCATACCAGCGCCTGTTTTTTCACGAAGATTTTTTACTTGAGAAGCGGTAATCATAATCATCAATAAAATAAATTTTCACCGAACAAATAGAGATCGGCCCAAACATTATAAGGCCCACCCGTTCTAATTGAAGAACAGATGGGCCAGTTTTTTAATCGTCCACTCAGGTAAAAGATGGATCTAATAATAGAGATAACATTTCTTGAATGGTAGCATAAACCAAATCTTTTTTAGAAAAACTAAACTTTTCTAAGGCTTTAGTATCTATCCATTCTCTAATTCCTGTTCCAAATTCAGTAGCACGGGCATACCAATCACACACCATTTCCGCAACATAAACTTTTGGCATATTTTTAATTCCACCCCAATATTCAGGATGATGTGGATTGATTGATTGATGGTGCTTAACAACTTCTGGAAGAAGAGGATCACCGTTAAAAAGATGATCAAATTCAATTCCCTTAAATTTAGAATTATCGTGGATCTGACCATTAGAAATTAATGTTCTACCTAATTCAATCTCACCTCTTTTCATTAACTTAATGCCTAGTTTATAGCAATTTCTCTGAACATTTTTAATATGATTGAATACAAGTTCAATCTTTTCTATGGCTTCAGTTCCAACTTCATTAGTCATAATTATTTTACAATTCAATCATCATAAACACGACACTCAAGAGCACTTGGATTCATTTCGCAATAAAGCTCAAGAGGTGTGGGATCATGTGTATCTTCTGGATGATTTTTTTGATAGGTTTCTAGGGCCAATAGCTCTTCGGAAGTATGTCTACGGGCTTGTGGTGAAGTCGTAGGATCCTCAAGAATCTTACGATCATACTCAATATGCTTATTGATGTTTTCCATAAAATTAATAATTGGTTGGTTCTTGTTTTGAATTGTGAGGATAATTACCTTTACCCTCTAGGCTCCTTACTAATAAATGAGTAAATTTTTCCATGTCATTAGTATTAGTCAGAGAAATATTTGAAGTTATATTTTTTCTCAATTTTTCTAATTCTTGCCAATCACGATCATTTAATGATTTTTTAGTGTTATTGGGATGGGTCATTATTTTCTTTTTGATTAATTTCTTCTCTTATGTATTCTATAATTTTCACCTCCACATAAGCAGTGGGAAGTTCATTCAAAAAAGACCATGTAGGATCATCTTTGTCCCAGGAAATATCAAAAGATCCATCTTCTTTTTGAGTTACTTTCAAACTATCTTCCATTTTAGTATTTATATTGAAATGTTAGTTTTTATCCAATGATTCAATAGAATCTTTGTTCTTTTTGTAAAGTTTTTTAACGTTTTTATAAAGAGATTTAATTTGATCAAACGCAGCTTCTTGTGTAATTTTTCCGCTGACTTCTAGACCAGCTACAATAGCAACTTGATCTCCAAATTTAGCTAAAGCTCTTTCGAATTCATTTAAATTTTCGTACATTTAATTTTTCCTCAAAACGGTTTTGTAATAATTGTTATAAAAAATAAATCTCCTAAGACTTTCTTTTACATTTAAACTCCTACAACACTCCTGGTATGAAAGGTATTCATACCAGGGGGTAGTTGCGTCCAGTTTAGGTGAGGGTGAGACCATCTTTATGAGATACCTTAGAATTTTTTTTATTTAGTTTGTATCTTTCCATATGCTTTTTTAAGTGTTCTTCGCACATAAAAAAGCATTTTTTTGCAGCACCACGGTCGTCAAAAATTAACTTCCATGGTAGGGTTTCATATGGAAAGTCATCATCAATTGATGTTTGTTTCTTCATTATTTTTTGTTTTTGTTAGTCTTCTTGGTATTCTTTTTATTAGTAGGTGTTAGCCAAAGGCCATTTCTAAAAATAGCCTTATTTAGATCCAAAGGCAGAGAAGAAAGCAACTGAACAGACTTTAGAGTGTCGAACATAAACATTTTATTCAGCTCGTCTCTAATTCTGTCGATAGAATTTTTTTCTACCATATCTATAGAACTTCTAGAAGTAAGAATTCTAAAAGTGTCTTCTTTAATATCAAGTTCCTTTGTAATGAAGAACCTAAATGCTCTAAGAACCCTCAGACCATCCTCATTGATTCTTTCAAGAGGATCGCCAACAAATCTTAGAACCTTATTCTCCAAATCTTCCTTGCCGTTGAAAGGATCAATAAGATTTCCCTCGGTGTCCAATGCCATCGCATTGCATGTAAAGTCCCTCCTAGACAGATCGTCCATAAGGGTCCCTGGAGAGACCCAGAGGGGCCTGCGACCATCCGACTCCTTAGACTCCCTCCTGGCCAGAACAAAGTCTGCAACGTCCGTCAGCTGCCGCAGCGGGTGGTCCTTTGGGACCTTGGCCCTGATCGTGAGAAATTCAGGAGTAGAGAGAAATACATTAAAGCCGGTTTCTTTCAGAAAGTTTTTTAGAACTACAAAAACACGATCGGCAGAACTTGTTAGAAGACTAGGATCAGTGCATACAACCGAAAAATCTACATCTTTCGAATGTACGCCAAGAAATTGATCTCTAACAGCTCCACCTACCTTGAAAAAGTCAAACATGATTAATCCGTAGCAAAGTATTTTTTAGGGGTTCGCTCCACTTCAATAGGAGGAAGTTTAGTCCAAATGAACTTTTCTTTACCATCAACAAATTTGAATTCTCCATACCAAAGCTCCTCATTTTTTGTAAGAACAAAGCAAGATTTTTTATCGGAAGATGAAATTTGAGAGGGAGTAAGACAATTAGTTTCCATAGAAGTAACGAGTGTTTTCTTTTTGAATCCTAAGTTTAGTTTGCCCGGAATTTTCATTTAGGGCAAAGGTAAAAATGATGGGTGGAGTATTCTGTTTATGCAGAAGGATTAATTCTTTTTCTAATTCAGGTGTCCACCTAGATGTAGTCCTGAAATATTGAAGATCAACTGCTAAAGAGTGTTCGATGCTCATTTGTTTAAATAGTTCTCCTGTATTCTAGCAAAGGATCGAAAGTTGAATAATAGACTAGGCCAGTTCAAAAACTGTCCATTAAAAAAATCCCCTTTTAGGGGGATTAATCTTCACTTAAAGATTACATTATTAGTATCTTCTTGAGTGGTTTGAGGGGTTTGAGGG